ATGGCAAGAAATAGTGCCCGGCGACTTGCAGGCCAGGCGGCGAACGGGACCGCGGCAACCCAACTCAAGATGATCCGCTGCGCGATCTACACGCGGAAGTCCACCGAGGAGGGGCTGCAGCAGGAGTTCAACTCCCTGGATGCCCAGCGGGAGGCTGGCGAAGCGTTCATCGTCAGCCAGAAGCATGAGGGCTGGCAGGTGATCACCGACCCCTTCGATGATGGCGGCTACACTGGCGCCAACATGGATCGCCCGGCACTGAAGCGGCTGCTCGCCGCAGTTGAGGCGCGGGCAGTGGACTGCATCGTGGTCTACAAAGTTGACCGGCTCAGTCGGTCCCTGATGGACTTCGCGCGGATTGTCGAAGTGCTCGACGAGAATGGCGTGAGCTTTGTGTCGGTCACCCAGCAGTTCAATACGACGACTTCCATCGGCCGGCTGACGCTGAACATCCTCCTATCGTTTGCACAGTTCGAGCGCGAGATCATCTCCGAACGAACCCGCGACAAGATGTCGGCTGCGCGGCGGAAAGGCAAGTGGATCGGCGGCCATCCCGTCCTGGGATACGATATCGATCCGAAGGGCGGGAGGATCATCGTCAATCCGGAGGAGGCGGAACAGGTTCGAACCCTTTTTGGCCTTTACCTGGAGCTCGGCTCCTTGCTTCCGGTGTTGCAGGAAGCGGACCGGCGCGGCCTGCTGACCAAACGGTGGACCACAGAGGACGGCAAGGTCCGTGGAGGCCAGCGGATTTCCAAGGGCACGCTCCATGGCCTCCTCACCAACCCCATCTACACCGGGATGGTCGACCATAAGGGCAGCCTGTATCCAGGCGAGCACGAGCGGATCATCGATCAGATCACGTGGGATCGAACTCATGAAACCCTTCGGCGAAACAACGGCGACAACGGCGCCAGCCTGAGAAACAAGTTCGGCGCCCTATTGCGCGGACTACTCTTCTGCGCACCGTGCGGGACCCCCATGGTGCACACCTACACGATGCGGAAGTCCAAGCGCTACCGCTACTACGTCTGTTTTAACGCGCAGCAGAAGGGCTGGAAAAACTGCGAGACGAAGTCGGTTTCGGCCCAAGCGATCGAATCTGCGGTCCTCGAAAGCATCCGCCGCATTGGGACCGACCCTAAACTGGCCGATGCAGTCGCCACCGAAGCCCTTGACCAAGTGGCTCGCCGGCGGCGGGAGATTGACCAGGAGTCGGAGACCCACCGGCGACGTATCCGGCAACTCAACCAGAACCTCGCGCGCGAGGCGGCGGACACGAGCGTGGACTCCGGCGCGCGGTTCGAGCGGATGGCCGCTCTTCAGCATGAGATCGAGACTGTGGAGCGCCGGGCGGCGGAACTGGCGGCCGAGCACAAAGACCTCGATACGGATCACATCACCGCCGACGAGCTGCGGCGCACGCTGGCTGAGTTCGACGAGGTCTGGTCCTCCATCACCACCAAGGAGCAGGAGCAGATGATCCATCTACTGGTTGCCAAGGTCGGCTACGACGGGCGAACCGGCAAGGTCACCGTCAACTTCAGCAACACAGGAGCCAAGGAACTATGCCAAGGAAAGTGCTGACCACCATTGCGCCACAACCCCGCGCGGGTTACGCGGCTCAAGTTGAGGTGACGATCTCGGTGCGCCAACACCGCTGCAAGTCTGACAAACCGGGGCGGCCCGATCAGGTCCCTGACCAAGGGCGGCGTCCCCGAGTGCCCAGGATTACGCGTCTGATGGCTCTCGCCATCAAGTTCCAGGAGATGGTCGATCAAGGAGAGATCCACGACTACGCCGAATTCGCGCGATTAGGTTACGTGACGCGGGCGCGGATCACTCAGATCATGAATCTGCTCCTCCTGGCACCGGCGATCCAGGAAGAGATCCTAGACTGGGCAGAGACTGCGCCTCAGCCCCTCGTATTGTCCGAACGGACCATGCGCCCGGTTGTACGGACCCTGCTTTGGTCACGCCAGTTGCATCTGTGGCAGAAGATCAAATCCTCAAGTTGAAAAATATCGCAGTCCGGAGGCGTGGGTTTTCCACAGACCAACAAACTGAGCAAGCCGAAGCGGGACGCCGACGTCCACCAGGCACTTGAGAGAAGGCTGCGGCCGCCGAGGACTGCGACTTCCCAGGCTTCTCGCCACACTCCCTCCGCCGCGCCAACATCACTTGGCGGCAGGAGGAACTTGCGCGCCAGACTCAGGGCTGGCACGCTAAGGCGGCGAAGCGCAGCAAGACTCAGACAGGTCAATGCCCCGCGCGAGATGACGCGACCTAAAGCCCTTTCAGTCACATGCGCCCCTGATTCCCGGAAGGCCCGGCACTTCTGACTACGGGGCATACAACTCGCTATAATTCCGCTTCGGAGTAAAGTTTACGATACATAAGCAGCCTGCAGAAGTGAGCCGTTTCGTCGAACTTGTTCGCGAGCGTGGAGACTCCGAGCGAGATGCCCTCGGCTTTCTTCCTCGGTGCGTTTACAGCGAAGCTGCGGTACAAGGCAAGTTATACGTGGCTACTGTCAGTGTCGGGGGTGACGAATTCTATGCGGGCCACCTGTTGTTTGGCGGCAGATACCCGCATCTTAGAGTTTTCCAGATTTACGTAGTGCCCGAGTTCCGCCATCGGAACGTTGGTGGGGATCTCATCGAAGCATTGGCTGCCGATGCTGAGAGGCAGTACTACATCACTATTTCGGCGCGTGTTGCCGCAGACCTCCCTGCGAACGACTTCTGGGAGCGGGTCGGCTTTCGCTGCGTTCGGACGGAACAAGGCGGTGCTTCGACTGGGAGGCGGATTAATGTGCGACGGCGGGAGTTGGACAGCCCAACTCTGTTCAGCGATGCCCGCTCGGACCAATCACCTGCGCGCCCGACAGTTGCCCAGGTTGAGCAGCCAATCTACGCGCTCGATCTCAATGTGTTGCTGGATGTGATAAAGGACCGTCCTCGGGCGGAGCATGCTCGCAGGTTGCTCACGGCTTCGATGAGTGGCATGTTGCGGCTTTTCGTTGCACGCGAGTTCGTACACGAGCTTTCCCGTGCCGCTATGGACCCAGCGGCCGATCCCGTTGTCAGGCTTGCGATCTCATTACCTCAGTTCACGGACGTACCCGACTTGTTGCTGGGCAACCTAAAGCGCGAGTTGGCAGACATAATCTTTGCGACCCGCGCCCAAGCTGGAGAGTTGCGGGCCCGCGATCACTCGGATCTGTCGCACCTTGCGACGATGATTTACCATTCGGCGTCGGGATTCGTCACCAGCGACGAAACGATTTTGCGTAAGCGAGAAGAGCTTCGCGCGAAGTACGGCATTGACGTAGTTGGTCCGGCCGAACTCGCTGAAATCTATATGCCTCGTCAGTGGACCGCGGCACAATTGAGCGCGCTGTCCCCAGACGGCACGCCAATTGAGATTTCCGAAATGAGCGAGGTGCGCCGCAAGGAGGTCGAGACGTTTCTTCTCGCCTGCGCGATGCCTCCGGATCAAATCACACGTGCGATCTCGCCCGGGCAGTCCGCCTGCCTGCGTCACAGGGTTATCGTGTTGTTTGGAGACACCGTCATCGGCTTTGCGTCCTGGGAGGCACCTCGCGGGCCAAAGGCCTCGAGCGAAGCGTGGTTGACGGTCGAGCCAGTTCATACGATGGCAGAACTCGCGTGTAATGTCCTGTTCGACGCTATGTCGCGTGATGTGTGCGCGAACCGCCCGGCCTCAGTGATTCTGCGAGGTGATCTGTCGAACCGCGAGGTTCGGGGAAGCGCCGTCAGACACGGGTTTCGATCAGCAACCGCGGAAGCCGGTTTGGAAAGATACGAGAAGTTCTGTGTCGGGACGATCGTAACGCCGGGCAACTGGAACGGGTGCAGTGGGTTGATGAGCAAGATGTTCGGTTTTAGTTTGCCGGCCAGACCACCTGCATATTCAGGACTCAAGACCGTGATCAAAATCGACGGGCGGGACCGCATACCCGAGGAGATCAAGCTGCAGGACTTCGAAGCTCAATTCGGGCCCGTCATCCTAATGCTCTCCGACCGCCCTATAGCTGTCGTGCCAATCCAGCGAACCTACGCGGACCAACTACTGAGGTCGGCCAGCCAACAGTCTTTGTTTCCACCACCGGAAGCCTCTGTGTGGCATGAAAAACTGTACCTAAGCAGTCCGCGGACGCTCTCGGTACTCACACCCGGTACGATCATTCTTTTTTATGAGTCAATCGGAAACGACGGAGGTCGTGGAGCGATCATTGCCGCAGCACAGGTCATCCGCACGGCCGTTCGCGAGGCGATTGACGTGCTCCCTGGTGAGACTCGCCGAGGGGTCTTGAGTTCGGAGGAAATTGGCGCCCTGAGCGTTAGCGGCAGAACGGCACTGACGTTCTTCAATCACGTGATGCGGCTGGCCAAACCCGTCGGTCTCAGCCGACTGCGGACACTAGGTTGCGTGGATGGCACAAATTTCGTCACTGCTCGCCGTATCGAGGAATCTGCTGCATTTGCAATCATTCAAGAGGGAGAACCGAGTGTCAAATTGTCGTGACATCCTAATTTCATTGAATCCTGCATACACGCAAGCCATACTAGACGGGCGAAAAACCGTGGAACTGCGGCGTCGCCGTTTGCATGTTGGGAACGGTACTCGGATCTGGATCTATTCGAAAACTCCCACTGCGCGAATCGAGGCAACAGCGTGCGTTCAACAGATTCACGAAGGCGATTTGGAAGGAATTTGGTCCGAGTTTGGGAACGCCGCGGGCATTTCCAAAGCTGAGTTCGACCGCTACTTTGCTGGATGCTCGACGGGATGTGCCGTAGTCCTTGACAGCGTTTGCGCTCTCGTCCCTGCCCTGGATTTGTCGACGATGAAGTCCGAAGTCGCAGGATTCCACCCACCTCAGTTCTTCAAGCGCCTTCGAACAGAGGAACTTGAGACGCTATTGCAGATGCGCTAATCCGCGTTCCTTCTCCGGATCACTGGCGCAGCGGCACCTGACTGCCGGCAACCGGAAGTCCTGACGGCACCGAGAGAGTGGAGTGTCGGTCCAATGAATTTCGCGTGATGCCTCTTTCTCCGCCTACCGCGACGAACACTTGCGCCCTGTGCCTGCGGACGGGATCCGCTGTGATGAGCCACGCTCCCTGCTGGCTTCTACCGGCTCCTGCGAAGCGTCACCGACAACAAAAACCCAAACCCGATCGCGATCGGCCAGGACATCTCGCTTCAGACCACAGGCCAAATCGAAGCCCCGCTGCTGTGCTCGGACTGCGAGCAACGATTCAACACGAGCAACGATTCAACAACGGTGGCGAGCGATGGGTGCAGCAAAACTGCTTCCGTGGAACCAGCTTCAGGCTTCAGGACGCACTTAAGGCGGCGCGGCCATTCGATCGGTCACGCCGCACGCTCGCGTTCGAAAAACTGCGGGCCGTTCTGCCGAAAGTCGTCAAGAGACGGAAACTGCTTGTCGCTGGCGCTGGTGATTCGGGTACGATCCTTCTTCGTGATCCCGCTTTCGAAATCCTGGTGCACCATCACGCCCTTAAAGGGGATGCGCCGTCGCTGAAACTCCAGACATGAAATGGTGGCCAGCCGTGCCTTGTCGTTGTCCTTCACTCCGAACAGGAAAAGCGGACGCGAGTCGATGTCGAACTGGTAATCCACCTCGTACTCATCGTGGTCCGGAATCGGCAACGTGTTCCGGCGCGGGTTGTACTCGGCCAATTTTTCCTCGACAAACTCGGCCAGTTGTTCGTAGAAAAGGTTCTGGATGACCTCCCGCTTGTAGTACTGCATGCTGGAGACTTTGGCGACCGTCTGCGCGAACTGAAGCAGCGCCGGGTACAGCCGTTCGGGCTCGGCCTCGATATACAACCGTCCGTCCTGTTCCTGAATCCGGTTTTCCGACAAGATGCGGTTGAAGATGCGCTGTTTGTTCTCGGTGTCCAGGTCGTAGGTGTACGTGAGACGCATCAGCGTCAGCCCATGGTCACCGATCCGGACCTTACCGGAACCGTTCACGGGTTCATCGAGGAAGATGTCCACCATGTCGCCGTCTTCGTGAAACAACGGGGCCAGGACCTGGAGCACGCCCGGGCGGCGTTCTCGGAACGCCACATGGCCGTTGAACTGCTGTTTCAGTAAATCCAAGCCGGTCATTGGGTTGGCTCCTCAGTGGGGAATGGCAGTATCCCCTGGGCGAGATCCGCGAAATACGTCCGTGCGTCCGTGATGTTCGTCGCCCTCAGGAAATACTGTACCGCCTCTTCATAGGACGCAAAATCCCTGTTGATCGTCGCGGCTCTTTCCGGCCGCAGTCCCGCGTCGATCATCTCCGCGCTGGCTCGGTGGACGTGGTAGTCCCAATGCGGATGGTCTGGATCGAACGATTCGTTGTAACCGCCGTGAGGCCCGTTGCAGCGGAGCAGGACCACTTCTCCGGACCCATCCTTCGCCAGGAACGCCAGGCCGACACTGAAATTCTCTGGCAGGTCCTCGCTGCGCCTCATGAACACGCGGAACTCCAGTTTTCCGTCGGTTGACTTCAGACGCATGTCGTTGCGGAGGTGCCCGCGATCCAGTTTCATATCTCGCTTCGGCGCTTCGGAAACCACCTTGGGGCAGGCAATCAGATCGTCGATCTCCTGCTGGGTGTACCGCCGTGGCGACGTGGCCATCTCAGAGTCCTCCTCGCAAGGCGTGGTCGCGGTCCAGTTCCGGCCGCACAGATTCTGCCCGCGCCAGGTACTCCATCTCCTTGTCGAGCAACTGAGGGTTCCGGCAGACGTGGAAGCCCCAGGCGCCCGACTGGCCCCAGTTGTTCACCGCCTCCACCCACCGGTTCGCCGCGGTGTGCTTGGCCTTCGTCTGGTCGTCTTCGAAACCCTTGATTTCCAGCACCACGGTCACTCCGTTACTCAGCCGCACCAGAAAATCTGGTTCGTAAGCGTGGTCGATCCCCATGTACTCGTACGGGATCGTCAGCCCCATGTGGTCGTTGCGGGCATAAAACTGCACGGCATCGCTCGATTCCAACCGGAAGCCCGCGCTCGATTCCCACACCAGATTGTCCAGCACGACCTGGTCGATGTGGCTCTTCACCGTCGCGTGGCAGGCGCGCGTAGTTTTGAAATCAACCTCAGCAGTTGTGCCGATCGGCTTATAGCGATTGGTGATCGGCATCAGCGGCGCCTCACCTTCGGATTCATCCGGCACGATGGCATCCCGCAGCCGCTCCACCAGCCGCTGGACGTATTTCGCCAGGCCTAACTCGCAAGGATCACAGTTCTGGAAGTTCACCTTGCGGCGCACATAGTCGTCCACGTATCGGAAAACCTGCGGGAAAAGCTGATGTCGCGATTGCAGCGCCAGCACACGTCGCCGCCGATCCTTTACACCGGCGTCCGCCACCGTCAACTGATCCACGATGAGACGCGCGATTTCAAACTCGATGGTTTGTAGGTGCGTTTCGCGGTAGTATTCCTCGCGGTTCTGCTCGGCGAATGGGAACGGACTGCCGTGCGCCGACGCACTGCCTTCCGCGTACCCGACGGTGGGCCGCACAAACGTGGCGGTCGGTTCCCGGTTCGGCTCGATGTCCAGCACCGGCATCCCATCCACGTCGCACCGGATCAGGTTCTTCTGCAGCGCGAAGGCGTAGCCCTCCACCACCGGGAAGCGCATCTCCATGGCCTTCCGTTCCGGCAGGGCGCGCACATGATTCTTGGGCCGATCATCGGGCGCAGGCGCCTTCACCGGCCGCCCCTTGAACGGGATCACCGAGAACGGGATGCCATAGACGTCCACGTACTCCTCGGTAAGCAGGCCGGTCTTCGGATCGGGCACGTAGTCCATGCGCCTTAGCCCGCGCCCCACTACCTGCTCGCATAGCAACTGGCTGCCGAAGGCCCGCACTCCCAGGATGTGAGTGACGTTGTTCGCGTCCCACCCCTCGGTCAGCATGGAGACCGACACCACGCAGCGCACGTGCTCGCCCGCCTGCCCCGGCTTGCCCACAGTAGCCACCACCTGCCGCAACTCCTCGGCGGCGTCCAGCCTCTTCTTCTTCGGATCGTCGCTCTCGGCCTCGGCCAGCAGCTTGGTATCGATCCGGATCGTCCGGTTCACATCGGGAGTGTTCGAGAAGTGCTCGGGGAAGATCGCTCCCTTTCCGTACACCGTGGTCGTCTTACGCTTGCCGGATTTCGCCAGCTTCTGTTTCGCTGCTTCGGGCGCGCCGTCGCCATTCCCATCTTCATCCTCGCCAAGCACCTCGGCAACGTCGGCTTCGGTGACCGTCTCCGTCTCCGCTTCCCCGCTGATCTTCCGGTAGAAGACCTCGGCGATGTCGGTGTTGTCGCAAACCAGGATGAGCACGGGCGGTACGTGCTCCTGCCCCGGCGTTGCCGCCTCCATCTGTAGAAACCGCTCCTTCCACTGGGAGGCGATCTGCAGGAGGGCGCCTTCGGCTTCGCGGTAAACCACCTCCGGTTTGGGCCGTTTCGACTTGCCGGGCAGTCGCTCGCCGGGTTCCAGGCTTTCGTTGATCGCCTTCCACAGCTTGAAGTACTTCGGATCGGGCCTGCCCGTCGTGTCCAGTACCGGCAGGCGCGGAATCTTCACGATGCCACTCTCGATGGCGTCCACCAGGCCGAAGTCGCTCACAATCCACGGAAACGGCCTGCCCTCGGGGTAACCGCTCCCCTTCAGATAAAACGGCGTCGCGGAAAGGTCCAGGCAGATCGAGATACCTGGCTTGGTAGCGGGATCGGTGGTGCAGTTGTTGATCCGGTCCAGACCATCTAGCCAGACGCGCGCCTCTTCCACTTCATCCTTGTCCACCGTAGCGAAGTCTTCTTCGGTCGCCGCCGGGCGCCAGCAGTGGTGTCCCTCATCGTTCATCACCATGATGGGCAGCCGGTCGTACAGGTCTTCCAGCACCCGGCGCGCAAACGTATCCGGCGTCTCCGGACCTTTGTTCACCACCGCATAGCTCTTGCCGCCCTCCACGTGCTCCGATTCAGGCGCAAACCGGTGCCAGTTCGTCACCAGCACTTTTCCGGACTGCATGAGCGGACGGTATTTCACCGGAACGATGTCGAACGCCTCGTAGTAGTTGTCCGGGCGCTCCGGGCGCAACACCTGCAAGCGCTCCTTCACCGTAAGGTTCGGGCAGCAGATCAAAACCCCGTTGGGGTAGAGGGTGGTCGCCGGATTCTGGCCGCGATTGCAGAACGCCCATGCCACTACCATGGACATGACCACGGTCTTGCCGCTGCCCGTCGCCATCTTACACGCGATGCGGCGCAGCGCCGATAGCGTTGCATCCTGCCCCGGATCGATCAGTCGCGGAAAGAAGTCCTGGCCCAGCTTGCTGAATGACGGGCGTTCTCCGGCGAGCAGCCGCTTCAGGTCCTCTTTACTGAGCTTGGGATTTCCGCGAATCCCAACCTTTCCGGGGAACCGGATTTCCAGCAAATAGATGATCGTCTCGACAGCTTCGAGCTGACAGAAGAATAACCGCCGTGCGCGGTCTGTGCGCGCCCAGTGGCGCAGCAGATCGCGCGTAACGTTGGTTGCGCCCGGATACTCTGCATCGCGCCACTTCTGAACGTCCTCGCGCAGAGCGTTGACCAGCGGAAGGTCATCCCGCTCCTCCTCGGCAAGTAGACTCAGTTGGGCACTGCCGGTACGCTCCGTCTTGAACCAATAGCTGGCATCGCGCCGTATTCCCGCACGGCTCGCCGCTCCGCTCTCCTTATCGTAGATCCAGTGGTCGCGCGGCGGTTCGTATGGACTACAGAGGATAGGGCGATCCACTGGCTGCACGGGCATTTGCTCCTGCCCGGGCGTGACGGAGGCCTTCTTAGCCACGATTGGCCTCCAGCGGATGGACTCGCATCACCTCGTTACCACGCGGGTCGATCACCTTCACCGCGACGGACTTGTGCTTGCCCGCGGGGAACGGCAAAGAGACGGTTCCCGAGAGCAGCTCGAACCGCTCCGGGTCCACGACACCCGCCAGCGCCTTGCTGAGCTTTTCCCAAGCGCTGCGGTCTGGAAAGAACGCCTGCGTGATGCAAAACGTCCGCCCGTCGTAATCGCCATCCACGAACCACGCCGCCACCTTCGCCGCGCCGGTGTCCACCACGGTGTTGTTCACCGGGTCGTAGACGTCCACACCTTCCATCTCGACGGTGTACATGCCGTCGCCGTCCGGACCATTCACGCTGGTGCGCGGACGGCCAAAGACGGTGAACAACTGGCTGCCGGGCTGTTCTTTCAAGAGGCCATTCATGCCGGGGTTCACATCGGGGCGAATGTGCGCGATGTGCAGTCGCACACGCGGTACGCCCTCGTCGATGACGGCTTGGGCAGGTCCGTCGAAGCTGAACCCGGCGAATACGAGATCGTCGTATCGGCGCGCGGCCGGCTTGATGACCTCCTCGATCATCTTGGCCGTAATGGGGCCATACTGCGGACCGAAAACCACGCCGACCGTGGCGTCACCCTCTGAGTCGTCGTCGGTTTCGCCAACGTTTACCCACCGACCTTCGGCATGGATGCCGGCGGAACTGCCGGTGGCGTAGATCGCGTCCAGGCGCGTGAACTTCTTCTGCTTATTATCCGGGAATCGGACGCCGTCCATGCGGAGCAGGTCCACCATTTTGCTGAGATACGCTTCGAGATTCTGGGCCGACTCACCCAGCTGTACTTCACGGATGGCGAACGTTCCTTCCAATTCGTCCGGCTCGCCAGCGAAGCCGGTTTCGACGACGGTGGCGTCGCCCAGGGACATTTCCGGCGGCTGGACTGCCTCCACCGTGAAAGGTCCGCTGACGCGGGTGATCTTGCGATCAACCTCCGGCTGGTCTACCAGTTCTTCGGGATCAGCATTCGCTGCAATGCAGGTGTTGACCTCGTCCATCTTGACCCGCCACGCCGCGCGGTATTCCTCGACGGCTTTCTTCAAATCGGCGGGGTAATCCGGATCGGTATCAGATGGGACTTTCCAGTGATGCCAGCCCTTGCCCTTGGCCGGGAGGTCCCACCGGCGACGGTCGGCTTCGGTGATGGACTTCTTGCCTTCCTGCTTCTGCTTCAATGCGAGCTTCGTACGCAGCTCGTTGCGGAGCCGGTCCGACACGGTCTGGAGCGATTTATTGGCGGCGGCAAGGCGCTCTTCGAGGATAGGTTCATGCTTCGCGAAAATCGGATCGAGGTTGGAATTCTGCGCGACTGTCCGCAGCATTATGTGCGGAACCGTCTTGTTCCGGAACCCTTGTGCGACGCCCGCCGATTCGTCTCGAAGCCTGAAGTATTCGTACCGGGCCGTGAGTATACGCTGACGAGCCAGAGCAATGGCTACGCGGCTCGTGTCGATGGTGACCCACCTTCGCCCCCAATCCTCAGCGATACTGGCGGTTGTACCGCTGCCGCATGTCGGGTCAAGCACGAGATCGCCGGGATCAGTTGTCATCAGCATGCAGCGCTCAATAACCTTGGTGTTTGTCTGAACAACGTATACCTTCAGATCAGTGAAGGCTCCAGTCTGGGTATCGTTCCAGACCTCCGTGAGAGGAGTTAGAGGGAAATCACCCAAGAATCGTACGTAAGTGAGAGAGTTCGGCGTGGGTGCAGCGAGGCGCTCGGCACTAATCAGGCGCGCCATTCCCTCCGGATTCGTTTTCCAGAAACCTCGCCCAGGTCGGAAGGTATTCTCCTGAAACTCTACAGGATAGTCGGAGTTGGTGCCGCCGCTTTGGGAGGTTAGATTGTCGTGCCTGTATATCTGAGCTCCCTTGGGCAGCTTGCCTGGGTCATCCCGTTCCTCTGTCGTCAAGACATGCCTTGCCCCACCTGGCAGTAACGCCCTAGTGAAACGTCCTCCGATATCGTCTTCGAAACCCCGCGACCTGAACAGACTCCGGAACTTTAGGTTCGACTTGTCGCGAGCGTACCAGAGTAGGTAGTTTGCACTGGGGCCGAGATGCTGCCCGCCAAGGCTCGAAGTAGTCCGAAACGTGATCTGCGCCCCAAAGTTGCTGGCCCCAAATACCTCATCGAGTAGGCATCGGACGCGGTGGATATTCTCGTCGCTGATCTGGACGAACACGCTTCCCGAATCAGCAAGGAGATCGCGAGCGACAACAAGCCGGTCTCGCAGATATGCGAGGTACGAGTGGACCCCGAGCGTCCACGTGTCTCGGTACGCTTTCACCATCTCCGGTTCACGCGTGAGGTCGGCCTCTTTGTCTTTCACCTCGCGCTTTCCAATCTCCGGCTGGAAATTGCTGGAGAACTTGATCCCATACGGTGGGTCCATGTAGATCATCTGGACCTTGCCCGCAAGATCTTCTCGCCGGGCCAGTGATGACATGACCTGTAGGCTGTCGCCCAGGATCAGGCGATTCGACCAGTCCACGTCGTGCTTGTAGAACTGGACCGCCTCGTTGTACTCCTGCTCCGGGTCGGCGAACAGCGAGCGGTTCACGTCCTCGCGCGCTGCCACCTTCAGGATGGCCTGAGCGCTGGCCCGCTCGTGGATATGCAGAGCGACCGGGTCAACGGCGAACGACTTGGTCTCTCGCTTTCCGGCCCACTCCAGCCACGGCTCGTGGTGGCGCAGCGCCTCCGCTAGCACCCCCACCTCGGCATCCGTCAACTTGCGTTGCCTGGCGGTCGCGAGCAATTCGGGCGTCTGGTCGGTTCGGCCCGTCGGATCGAACCGGAGTTCTGGCGGGCGCCGCGGACTGTACAAGTACTCGGCCTTGGGGATCAGCGGAACGTAGCCTTCGGCTGCGATCTTGGCGGGCGGATTATTCTTCCGTGTCGCCTTGGGAAAACGGTAGTCGCTGACGTTCTTCAGAACGTCATCTGCGGGCGCAGTCCTCGGCTTCTGCTTTTTGGCCATAGTCGTGATCGGTCTCTACGATTGTATGTGGTTGCGTCCGCGTTGTCCGCTGACCGGGTGCGCGTGTCGGCCACGTCGCCGACGCACCGCCTGGAGGCGGTGCCACATGCCCCCCGGCAGCCTCCGCGGGAAAAACCCCTTTATGTAAGGGAACCCAAAAATGTCTCCCCAACGGACGCGTTTCAAAAAGGGGGGGTACCACCCGTGCGTGCTCGCGAAAAGCACGCCAGTGGCCAGTGTGGAAAGCTAGATCCAACCGTTGCGAAAAACGACGCCTGGGGAAGGTCCAGAAAAGCATGGAAGAGGTCACGAGTTCGAATCTCACCAGATCCATGTCACGCTGCGCTGCTCGGGCGTCCCCAAGTACCGGGATTTTGCACTGAGATCCACAGCAATTCGCGGTCAAGAATTTGATTCTATTCGATTTCAACGACATGGGCTGTGCACAACCTGTGAATTGATTTTTGCCTTCTGTTCGCCATGATACGATAGAGGCGTTGTACTTCAGGCCCCCCGCGCGGCGTTGAATCGACGGGGCACACCTGCCGCGACAGACCACTTCCTTATTCATAACTCACTGAGGTGTCTGAAGATGGCCCGATTCAACCTGAAGAGCTTTGCGCAGCCAGACCTCCTGAAAAGAATTCAGCCGGGGAACTTGATTCCGCTGCTCGAACCCTTCCGGATGTTCCTGGAAACGAAGGGATACTCCATTCCATCCGGCGGAGATCCGGAAATCGACGTCCCGGCGCTCGGAGGCATCCTCGCTCAGCCCGACGAGGAGATGCCGGGAGATTTGGTTGAGGCGCTGCACTTGATCGGCACCCTTGGCGCGGACGAGCGCTTTGATGAATTGCTGGAGATGGCGGCGGCCAACCAGATTGAAACAGACGGTGAAGTCACGGCGATGGATCTGGCCACCCAGATTTGGCTCAAGAACCCCGAAGCGTTGGAGAGGAAGGAGCACGAAGAGCACTTTCAGAATCGAAAGTCTTTTGAGAGCTTTCGCGCAGCCAACCCAGAAGTCGTTGTCGCCATCGACGACCTGCCGAGAGACCTGACTGCCTTGCAGGAGGCGCTCGAGGCCTATTTCCAGGCGAAGAAGCGCGGCGTTGGGTGCCGCGTTACCCGGAAGGACTCTCCTGATGAGGTCCGGTTCCTCGTCGAGCATGGCCAACCCTGCAAACGTGAACCGTGCCGGAAGGGGCCAAAATCGACATCAACGTTTTTCCGCCCCGAGAAGACGGACGTGGTGATCTACGACGTCGTTCACAACGAACTCCGCATCAACGCTTCCACCGCCGCCGACGTGCGCAAATACCGAGCGTTTTTTGGGCACCACGTTTTCGGCGACGAAGACCGGTTCGTGTTCCGCGAGAAGTACACCCTCGATCCGCTCAAGAAGGATGGCCGCGCGGCCCTCAATTGCGGCGACATTCCCGGAATTGACAAGGTGGATCTCCGGGAAATCGAGTATTCCTGGGGCGGCGCCTTTGAACACATGGAGATTCATCGCGCCGAAGGCCTGTTTCATGCGCTGGCGTTGATCCGGAGAGACGTCGAAACGGAACCTCATATCCGTAAGGCCGTATTCAAAATCAAGTTGGCTGGCGAGAAGCGGCCTCGCAGCGTGACAGTCAAGGCCGGCAACAAGTCCGGCTATAACCGCGGCGAAGAGGCGATGGTGATTGAGGATTGGCTGCGTGCTCGCGGGTTCGTCCTTACCGCGGAACCAGTAGAGGAGACAGCCCAGGATGCGGACGCTGAGATGGCTTTGGCGGGGGCTTGAGAGCGTTTCCGGCCTGGCTGCGATTCCGGCCTACTGGAAGCATTCCTGCGGCACTGAATTCCCGCTGATCCGTCCCCATCTGCGGCCGACGGATGATATCGGCGCGACGTACCCTTGCCACCATCCTCGCGATCATGACTGCCCTCGAGGAATCGTCCAATACGGAGATGGGACCTTTGCGGCTGTCTGCAGGCACCCTCACAAGCTTTGTGATGACTTGCCTCTGGTGCCCAGGGACGCACTCGTCCACACGTTGGACATCGGAGCTTTGGTGCTGCCGATGGCGAAGGTGCTTTGTGTCCGGATCCTGAATCTGCAAGGTACTTCGCACGGCGTTTGGGCGCTCGGGCTTTCGACGAGCCGTCCCACGCGGAATTATCCGGTGTATTTGCTGGTTTTCGCTCGGCACGCCGACTTCCGCGCTGCACTCAGCGCGTTAGCGCTTTCGTGCCCTACATCGTTCGTGGCCGTCGCGCCGACAAGCAATCACCTGACGGTCGAGTTGCGCGAGCACCTGGCCCGGCGCCAGAGTAGTTTCATCGCAATGGATGAGCGCGTGGGGCTGTCGGAAGACGGGCTCTTTGTTGGACTTGAGATGACCCACGCAGACGAAGTAACTCCGACTCCGATCGAGCAGCGGCACGAGGTGGTTGAGAAGTACAAGATCGATTTCAACTGCACCGACCAAGTCATTTTCGAAGACGCCGACGTCCACAAGGCGGATTTCTACAAGTGGCTGAAGGGGACGCTCAGCGACAAGTCCAGCAAATCAAATCGCATAGAAGAAATTCTTCACACAAACCCCAAACTGCGCACCCGGCGATAGGCGCGCCGCCTACTTTTTCGCCTACCCCGCCTACCTTGATTCGCCTACGCGGTTGCGTCGGATCATCGTCCTGTACCAAACACGCACAAAGCGTGGGGAACAGGCGATATGAGCGACAAACCCCTCGAAACACTACTTGAAGAGAAGGAACTGGCCGAAACACTCCAGGTCTCCATCGGAACGTTACGAACCTGGCGGACTGACGGCACGGGCCCCCGCTTTCATCGGATCGGACAGATGATCCGATATGCGCCATCCGACGTGAAGAATTGGCTCCTGAGCCGTCAGGCGGGCGGAGACCTCGCGGAGGTGGCGCGATGATCCAGCCCGTCACAATCCAGGACTTGCTACCGTCCGAAGCCGCGTTTGTCGCCACCATGCAACAACTTGGCTTCGGCCGCTTTGAATACGTCCAGATCCGCGGTGGCGAACTAGTCCTGAACCCTGGGCCAATCACGGTGCGCGACGTCAAATTCGGGTCGCCCGTGACGACAGGTAAACCCTCGGCCGCCACGTCGGCCCTCCGGCCGCAGCTTGTGGAGTTCTTTGCCTACGTGCGTGACGTCGAAGCCGGCGAAATTCGCGAGGTAGAAGTGCGCCACGGGTTGCCTTTCTCGATGGAAGTTGAACTGGCTGGCGCGAAGAGCGTCGCTCCTCAAGGAGGCCACCGTGGCTGACCTCACCCTCGACCAGGCGCTTCCGCTCGTCCAGAACCTTGCGGGGCGGAAGGCCAATGCGTTCGTTCGCCGGTGCGGGTTAGCCGTCGATGAACGCGAAGACGTAGAAAGCCGCCTCGTCCTGACGTTCCTCACTCGCTGGCCGAAGTTCGACAGCCAGCGAGCGTCCGTCCGCACGTTCGCATCGCGGGTTATGGACAAGGAACTCACCTCCATCCTGCGGTACCACCTGGCGCCCAGCCGGAAGGCGCAGGACATCCCGATCGACGATTCCGCTCCAAGTTCGGCAGCTCGCGGACGGTTCCGGATTGACCTCGAACGAGCGCTCGCCCCACTGCCCGGTGCCGTCCATGAGACCGCACTGGCGCTCTTTTGGTACTCCACGGTTGAAACCGCCGAAGCGCTGGGATGCTCCCGCCAGATCATCCAAGTCAGGAAACGGCAGATTCGCGAAGCGCTCAACGCTGCCGGCATTGGACCCTGCTATTTCACCACTGGAGTTGCCCATTGATCGCTCCTCCCACCATCTCCACCTACAGTATGTGGTCGCTCTTCCGAAATTGCCGGAAGGCGGTGGACTGGCGTCACCTCCAGCAACTCGCTCCGCTCGAACGAGACCGGAACCTGCACTTCGGATCGCTTGTCCACGAATGCCTCCAGGCATGGCATCAGCGGCGGGACCTGGGGGAAGTGTTGGCGCTCATCAGCACTCTCTGCCCTAACCGGCTGTATGACGAGGGCCAGCGAAGGGACTGGCATAACGCTACTGCGTTGATGAAAGCCTACTCCGCGCGGTATGCGGTGGAAGAGTTCGAAGCGGTGGCTCTGGAAAAGACCTTCCAGGGTCCGATCATCAATCCGGCCACCGGCGCCGCATCCCGGAGCTTTGTCCTCGCCGGCAAGGTCGACGGCATCGTGCGCACCGGGGCCGAGTACTTCCTCTTGGAACATAAGACCGCCGCGCAACTCGATGCCGATTATCTGGAGCGGCTGTGGACGGACTTCCAGATCACCCTTTACGCCTATTACGTGGAACAGACGATGGGCATCACCATCACCGGCATCCTTTATAACATCCTCGTCAAAGCCAAGCTCCAACAGAGTAAGGGCGAAACCCAGGATGAGTACGAGGCCCGCCGCGCGGAGCTGCTGGCAAAGTCGAAGACTGGCAAGACGACCGCAAAGCGGAAGCTGCCGGAGACAGATGAGGAATTCCAGGAGCGCCTGGCCGAAAAGTATACTGATCCGGCCATGCTTCACCGGGAAATGCTCTACCTCTCCCGTGACCGCTTCGACATCCTGCGCAGCGAACTCTGGGAACTCACCCAGGCATTTCTCGACGCCCGCCGCCGTGGCGTCTTTTATCAAAATACAGGCTTTTGCTTCAACTTTCACAGGCCCTGTGCGTACTTTGCGCTGTGCCGCTCGAACGGTAATCCCAACGTCATCGAGAACTTCTACCAACGCATCGCGCCCAACGAAGAGTTGCGGGTGCTGTCCAACGATGCCACCGAGCTCGCTTTCTAAAAGGAGAAGACCAATCATCATGTCGATACTTCCCACTGCCAAGACACCGCCCAAACCGGACCTCGCGGATCTCACCGTGTTGTGGTACGGGCAAACCAAAATTGGAAAATCCAGCACCTGCGCGCAAACCGAGGGCGCGCTGTTCCTGGCCACGGAACCGGGGCTGAACGCGCTGGATGTCTACCAGGCGCCCATCCTCTGCTGGGAGGACCTGCTGAACGCCTGCGCCGAGATCGTCGAAGGCAAGCACCCCTTCAAGACGGTGATCATCGACACGATCGACAACGCCTACAAGTTTTGCGTTGAATTCATCCTCCGCAAGTTCAAGGTCGAGCATGAATCGGATCTCGGCTACGGCAAGGGTTATGCGCTCGTCAACAACGAGTTCCAGCGAGTGCTCACCAAGCTCGCCTTCCTACCATACGGATTGTTCCTCATCTCGCACGCGAAAGAGATGGAGATGGACTCCCGCACCGGCAAGTACACGCGCGTGGTGCCGACGCTGCCGGACAAGGCTCGCAAGATCGTGCTCGGGATGGCGGACATGGTGCTGTTCTGCGACCTCGATGTCCAGGCCGGCACTGACGGTGAACCGTGCGTGCGCCGCGTGATCCGCACCAAGCCGAGCATCTATTACGAAGCCGGGGATCGCACCGGACGTCTGCCCGAGACGCTCGACCTCGATTTCAGCAGTTTCCTCGAAGCCTTCAACGCGGCGACCGCCGCAAAGTCGGCAGCGAAGTCCGCCGCCAAGCCGGTCCAGGCAGGCAAGCCCGGTCCAGCGGCGGCCAGCAAATAGTGAGTCTGAACAAGGAGAAACCCATGGCTAACAAGTCGATTGATTTAGCGCAGTTTGACGATGATTTCCAGAGCGAGAAAACCGAGGAGAAGGCCGATTTTGAAAGCGTGCCTGACGGCAAGTATCAGGTGGCGGTCGAAAAGGTGGAATTGGCCCAGTCCTCGACCGGCAACCCGATGCTCAAGTGGACGCTGCGAATCCTGGCGCCCCGCTTCGTAAACCGGTTCCTATGGCGCAACAGCGTCTTCACCGCGAACACGCTGAAATACGTCAAGACCGACCTGCACATGTGCGGGCTCGATCTCGAAAAGCTGTCGGAGCTTCCGAAGCACCTCGGAAAACTGCTCGAAGTGAAGCTCGAAGTCACCAAGAAGATGAAGGGCGACAACGAGAACATCTACTTCAACCGGCGGATCGAAACCTCCGCCAGTACCAACCGGTATCAGCGCGAAGCCGGAGACGCCCTTGTCCCGTTCTAATGGGGCGCTGGTTACGGTCATCATCGACTCGAGGGAGCAGGAGCCGCTCGGATTTGATCCTCGGCTGGTGATCGCGGTTCGCCGCGCATTGCCGGCTGGGGATTACTCCGTGGCCGGCCTCGAACACCTGATCGCGGTGGAGCGGAAGACCCTCGATGACTTCGTTGGCACCGTCATTCGCGCGCGCGGCCGCTTCTACGGCGAACTCCGCCGTCTGGAGCGCTACGCCCGGGCCTGCGTGGTAGTGGAAGCCGATTTGGGCGACGTACTCGCCGGCCGCTTCCGGGGCGACGCCCACCCCCAGACCATCCTCGGGAGCGCGCTGGCCATCGCCGTGGATTTCGGCATCCCGGTGTTCTTCTGTTCCAACCGGCAGATCGCCTGCCGGTTCGTCGAAGGCTACTTGTTGCGCGCGGCGGACAGGAGGGCTCAATGGTTCGAACAAAAGTAGATTCGGCGGCGGCCAGCATTCGTGGCGTAGTGCAGGCGGTGTACCACGCCGGGGCCAACTTCTGCGCAGGGCGAATTCGGACGGACGAAGGGAAGTTCGTCCGCTTCGCCGGGAAGGTCTTCGTGACGCCGAACGACCCGGTGTCCCTGCGTGGGCGCTGGGAGGAGCATCCGAAGTACGGCTGGCAGTTCGCGGTGGACTGGTTGGACGCGCAGGTCGATCTCGACCCTGCGGGCCTTGCCAACTACCTCGCGAATCATCCGGACATCCGCGGGATCGGCCCAGCGAAAGCGAAATTGATCGCGGAAACCTTCGGCGCGGATTTCGACCGCGTGATCCGCGAGACACCGGCCACCGTGGCGGCGGCAGCCAGGGTATCCCTGGAGCAGATTGACGAACTCCAGCGGATTTGGGTCCAGTCCGGCGATCTCAACGCGGCCATGACCTACTTGGCCGCCTTTGGCCTCACACACTTTCAAGTGACGACGCTGGTGGGGAACTTCGGCAACCATGTCGTGCCGATGCTGCGGGAAAACCCTTACATCCTCATCAGCGAAGTGCCGGGCTTCGGCTTCAAGCGCGTGGACAAAATCGCCAGACGCTTGGGCACGCCAAAGGAACTCCCGTCCCGGCTGCGGGCGGGGATCCTCTACACGGTCCAGGCCGCGCTCGACGACGGGGACTGCTGGGTCGAATACGAAGACCTGCTCGATCGCGCCAACACCCTGCTGGTACTGGACAACCTGGACAGCCGCGAGTTGATCGAGGGCCAACTCGAAGGGCTCCTGGGCGAGAAACGCCTGGTCTGTTGCCCCTATGAGCGGCTGGTGGTGGCGGACCCCGAGATTCACGAAATGGAAGAATACCTCGCCGGCGTTTTTCGCCATGCATCAGCGCGGAACCCACATTGGGAGGATCACATTCCCTCGGTAGCTTTCTTTGAACTGTTGAACGCGGAGCAGCGGACCGCGGTGGAGAATGCATTCGAGTTTTCCATCTCCCTGATGACCGGCGGCGCGGGCAGCGGCAAGACGTTCACGGTGAAGTCACTGATTGGCGGCTGCGAGGATCTGGGCCTCAGTTATGAACTGGCGGCGCCCACCGGTAAGGCGGCGAAGCGCTTGGAGCAGTCCGTGAAACGCCCGGCACGCACCCTTCACCGGCTACTCGGTTTCAACGGAAAGACGTTTTCGAAGGGCCCTGACGAGAAGATCGAGGTCGATTTTCTGGTGGTGGATGAGGTCTCGATGGTCGATGTGCCGCTGATGTACCGGTTGTTTCAGGCAATCGACCTCGGCCGCACAGCAGTGCTGCTGGTGGGTGATCACAATCAGTTGCCGCCTGTGGGGCCGGGCAACGTCCTGCGCGATCTGGTTCAATCGCGCGCTATCCCGACCACGGTCCTGACCAAGATCATCCGCCAGGCCGGCGTGCTCAAGGAGAACTCCACCGCAATCCTGGACGGCATCGTTCGGCCAACCTGTGATGAGAAAGTTGACGGGTACAGGCCCTGGTACGTCGTCAACAACTTCACCGACCGGGAGCATGTCCGGTATTTTCTGGAGAAGTTGTTCGATGGGGTGCTTGCCGAACGCCTTGGCTTTGATCTGCTCCAGGATGTGCAGGTATTGACACCCATCCACAAAGGACCTCTGGGCACCGTCGAGTTGAACATCATCCTGCAGCGACTCATCCAGAAGAAGCTCTTCGGTGTGGTCGTGCCTGCTGTGGAGCCTGGGCACCGGCCTGAGTTCTTGCCGCGGGACAAAGTCATCCAGACCAAGAACGACTATGACCTCGGCGTGATGAACGGCGCGGTGGGGTTCATTGTCGACAACGACCCGAAGGACGGGCTTGCCGTCGATTTTGAGGGGCGCATAGTCGAAATCCCCAAGGACAGCGCCAAGGAATACAACCTGCAACTCGCTTACGCGACCTCGATTCACAAGATGCAGGGCTCCGAGTTTCCGTGCGCCATAGTGATCACCCACAAGTCGCACTCGTTTATGCACCACCGAAATCTGCTGTACACGGCGGTGACGCGGGCGCAGAAGGCGGTCATTCTCCTCGGCGATCACTGGGGGATCGAGAATTGCGCGCTCAAACAGCAGGTGGACCGGCGGAACACGTTTCTGTCGTTCCTATTGCCCGAATCTGTTCCGCTGAAATCCGGGAGGCGGGAATGAAGACCCTCGATTTCAACCCCTCGGAGGTCGCGAGCTACTACAAGGCGCGCTTCCCCGACTTGAAACAGGGTGGTCCGGAGTGGCGTGGTGCCTGCCCGGTTCACCAGGGCGACGATGCCAACTTCGCCGTGAACCCCGAGAACGGACTTGCCTACTGCCACTCGCAATGCGGCCGCGGGTGGAACATCCTGCAGCTGGAGCAGGAGCTCAGTGGGCGGGCGTGGAAGGAGTGCCGGCAGGAAGTCCACTCGCTGGTCGGACGGCCGAAGGCACTCTCGCGCCTGCAGGAAGTTGCCACCTACGATTACACGGATTCAAAAGGCGAGTTCCTGTTCCAGGTGGTACGCTACGAGCCGAAAACATTCCGCCAGCGCCGGAAGGTCGTCAAGCTGGATGGCACGAGCGCAGGGATCGCTTGGGAGTACAACATCAAGGGCATCAGCCGAGTGCTTTACCGGCTCCCGCGGGTCGTCGCCGGGGACCAGGTTCTGCTGGTGGAAGGCGAGAAGGACGTCGGGAACCTCGAAAAACTCGGGTTTGTGGCAACGTGCAACCCGGGCGGCGCCTGCGCGCACGCCGGCAAATGGCTCAAGAATTATACGGAGAGTCTCGACGGGAAGCGAGTGGTTATTCTCCCGGACAACGACACGCCGGGCCAGAAGCACGCCGAAATCGTCGTCCAGGCAATTCGGCACCGAGTCGCGGAACTCAGGATTGCGGTCATACCGGTGGGCAAGGATGCCTCTGACTGGATCGCGGCGGGCGCGACACGCGAAACAATCCAGCAGGCGATCGATGCGGCGCCCGTCATCGCGACGCGAACAGTGGCGGGAGATGGCTCGTCGGACGGGCCGGCGCCGCCCAATTCCTCCACCGCGCGCAGCGCACCGGGACTTCCTCAGATCCAGATCAACGATCGCCCGTTTCGAACCATCTGCCAGGACTCCTTCGACGCGTTGATCTCATCCAACTCCCCACCCCATTGTTTTGTCCGGACCTGCCGCATCGCATGCATTGAAGCCACCGAGTTGGGGCGTCCTTTCATTGCGGACTTTGACGAGGCGAAGCTACGCCACTACCTGGCGCAGGCAGCCGATTTCTACGAACTTTCCGCGCGCGGTGCTCGGAAAGAGGCTCCTCCGCCCCTGGATGTGGCCAAGAATATCCAGGCGCGCGACCCCTCCAGTTGGGGATTCCCGGTACTCGAGGCCGTTGTTGAGGCCCCCACGCTCCGGCCCGACGGCACAGTGCTCGTGCAGCCCGGGTACGACGCCGCCAGCCGCCTGTATCTCGTGCCTTCCCCCGGCCTGGAGAATGTCGAAGTGCCCGAGCAGCCATGCCGCGACCACATCGGAGCTGCCCTCGATGTCATCAGGGACGCGATCAGCGACTTCCCGTTCGTCGATCAGTCGAGCTACGCCAATGCGGTGGGCGCGATGGTGACGTCGGTGTGCCGCCATATCATCAGGGGGCCCGTACCGCTGGCGCTGTTTGATGCCACCACCCAGGGGACCGGCAAAACGCTACTGGCCGAAGTGATCGCAATCATTCTCACGGGGCGCCCTGCGGAGTTGATGTCGGCGCCCACCGAGGCCGAAGAATGGCGTAAGCAGCTGACGAGCATTCTGATCGAAGCGCCCTCGCTGGTCATCATTGACAACGTCACAACGCCGTTGGACTCCGGAGATCTCTCCAAAGTCATCACGGGAGACATGCACCGGGATCGCGTGCTCGGCAAGTCGAAGACCGTCTCGGTTCCGGTTCGGTGCTCCTGGATCGCCACTGGCAACAACCTGCAGCTCGGCGGGGACATGGCGCGGCGATGTTATTGGATTCGCATGGATGCCGGCTGCGCGGATCCCTTCCGGCGCACCGGCTTCAAACATGAGCGGTTGAAGGAATACCTTCTCGAACACCGCCGGGAATTGCTGATCGCCCTGTTGACGTTGGCACGGGCGTGGTTTGCGGCCGGCCAGCCCAGATCCTCGGTTCCGCCCGTGGGCAGCTTCGAACGCTGGACGGAGGTTGTTTCCGGGATCCTGGAATACGCTCGCCTGGAAGGCTTCCTGGGCAACAGCGAGAAGCTGTTTGAGCAGTCCGATATGGAACGCACCGACTGGGAGAGCTTCCTGGAGGCGATCGAGGATGCGTTTCAGGGGGCGGCCTTTACCGTCGCCGAACTTTGGGAACGGCTCAATGAGAAGACTTACGAGGATCTGGTGCGGCAGTCCGTTCTCACCGATCGCGCGGAGGAACTGCGCAATGCGCTTCCGATTGATCTCACCCGCTGGATGGACCGGGAGGGGCAGTTCAAGCAGCGGCTCGGCATAGCATTCAATTCGCGTCGCGGCCAGCGGTTCGGCAAACGCCAGATGCGGGTCGAGCGCGCCGCGGGCGATACCCACGTCAAGGTCGCACGTTGGAGGGTAGTGGCCAATGCGTAGCCTGAGTCCCCGCGGAGCCCCGCGCTTTTGCGGGAGGTCAAAACACGAGCCCCCGCGTGTTAAGTATCTATCCATCAAATGCTTACCGGGAATCGCGGGGACTCGCGGGAATTTCCAAAGGTGGGCTGCGCCTATATGCGCGCGCGTAACGCGTGATGCGCGTAATGCGTGTAAGTGTGTAACTCACACATGCAAGAGTATAAAAAAGTCCCCGCAGGTCCCCTCAAATCTCTTTATGCCTACGACAAACAAACAGTTAATGTGCGGGGATTCGCCAAACTCATCCCCCGCAGAGTCCCGGCAGGTCCCCGCCGTTTGTAACAGTTCTGCGGCCATTTGGGTGTCCACGGACCTAAAATCGTGGTGCCCACGGGATCCGGGCTTCATCGCGCGGGACTGCCAAATCGATGATCGGTGCTTTCGGCGGCTCGATCCCGAGTACTTCGCCTGGCTCAAAGGTCGAATGCACGCCGTCAAGGCAGCCGCGGATGCCGGGCGGGTGCCGGCGGAGGAATTTGACGAGCTTCGCCGGCGGTTCAACGGGGTTCAAACCCGGGCAATCGAGGCCTTCGGCGACGCCGTGCTTTTGGACGCCATACGCGCGTTCGACGCGGAGCGCTACCGCCCACCCCTGCCGGAGCCTGTCGAGCCCGTGAAGGCGCTGGAAACCGCGGCGCGGCCGAGCCCAGAGTCCGAACGCATGACGCGCGCACGGAAACTGGTTGATGAAATTCGTGACCAGGCGCTGGCGGTTGGCTGGACCATGGACAGCCTGTATTTCGCGGACGGATACGAGCGACGCCCGATCGGCCCCCGGTACGGACTGGTCTGCTATGTCGGCGCCCAGGACCGGATTGGCGAAGTCACGCGCCAGGCCATCGAGTTGCTTGGGATGCCGCCGGTGGAAACGAGACTGCGATTCTACAATCCGGATGTGGAGCAGCCGTGGGTGATCCGGAGTGCAGGACGGCAACCGAGAACGCCCTCGCCCAAACTAACTGATTAGAATCACGTCATCGGCGCTCGACGATCTTGGCTCTCCCCTTTCAAAAGTGCCAAAAACAATGGTCTTTCTTTTCATGCTGACGCCAACGCCATAACCGTGCGGTATCCACATGGGACCATGGTCCCCTTTGAACTCCCCCATATCACCGAAATAGTACTCATATGGTCGGTACGTGTCGAGCGACAGGTAATAGCCGCTGCCTGGCCTTGCATCATCCCAACGGCCGGCGAACGTCCTAAGGTCCGGGAAATCCATGACGCCATAAGGCCCAAACTTTCCACCAGACAGCTGTCCGCTGTAACGGGAGATCTGATTCGGAGTGAACCGTTTTGAGATCAGATAGATCTTGTACTGTCCGAGGCCATCCTCGGTGCGCTGGCTTACTTGACCAGCGTATTCGTCGCCAGAGTTCCACAGTACTATCCCGAGCCTCCCCAAGCCTTCATGACGGCTCTCCGCGGTTAAGACGCGACGTTCTCCCTCGGGAATCTCAAGTGCCGCCAATCTTTTCGCCAGGATCGTTCGGGCGCGCTGGGCGACCACAGCCGCTTGATCTGCGCACTCAAACGCCTTCTGCGCTGTTGTCCGAGCATCACTGAAAACGCGCGCATACTGCGGGGCCTTAGCCTCAAGAGCGTCCGAAATTCTCTGCAAGAGCCGTTCGTCTCCGTTTAGTATCCCTCGCCCTGGGCTTTGATCGAACGTTGTACCGCCGTGGTTGGTCGGCAATTCCAAGCCCTCGATGAAAGCTCTGGTAAATGCTGCCGCGGCATTAGCGGCGTAGGCTCTCCACGCAGAGCGCTGACCGCTGCCAGCCGCGGCTTTATTCCCAGGTTCGTCAGAGATCCCTCGGATCATTAGGAACCCAGCTTGGCCCTCGATCTGGGCTAACCTGGCGCTCGCGCCAGCCCCCAGGCCTTCCATTTCCACAGCGTGGATTTCTGGAAAGGCGGCTTCTACAGCAGAATAGAACGGGTGGCCCGGATCATCGACGACCTTGTCAGATGACGCTACGTAACAGTCGACGTGTGCCGTGGACGCCTTTCGGCCCTTTCGGTCAGGACGTTTCTCTTCGATATAACTCCGCCATCCCTGTTCTTTGCTGGATGCGGTGACTTCCGCGTACGCCAGCAGGCCTCGGTCGCAAACGATATCAAGTTCCGGCCTGCGAACGAACGCCCCGCCCATCAGCTTGCCGTAGTCGAAACTGTGGATCACATTAGCCACGATGACGTCGCCTCGATGGACTTTCCGCTTCGGGAAGCCGCCCGCGATTCCAACCAAGAGTAGGCATCTCGGCCTTGATCGTTCTAGGACTAAAGTCGCGCACGATGCGGTCTTCTCTTGCCCTTTTCCAGATGCACAACACAGTACGGAGTATTTCCCAACCGTCCCAACTTTGGTCGGCAGCGGGGCGCCCTTGACAGGGGTGGCCTTCGCGATGTGGTTCAACATCGCGTCCCGCTCGCCGGCGGTGGGGGTTAGGATGGCGATATCCACTTGGGGCAGCTTCACTTAAACCTCGCTTTGAAACTTGCAGTTGTGGTCGATCCTGATTTTGCCTCGACACATGATTGTACCGAAGCACTTGTCCTCGTTGCGGCTTGCGATGGCGCAGGTTCGATCAAGTTTTGCGCGAGGGACTCTGGCAAAAGAACCTGATTTGGTTATTGTTTACACTTTTCCGGCGCCTTGCGTATATTTATAGTGAAGTTCGTTGTTCGATAGGCAAGCGCAAAGCGCCCCCCTCCGAAATCTCCATCCCCATTCGCTCTCAGAGCGACGTACCGGCGGGCCGGGCGCAAAAATAGTCCGACATCCCCGCAGCGCAACCATTGTGCCCAAGTGTCCAAGCCATGAGAATTCCTGTATTTGCAGGCCCCCGGATCATCGAGATGTGTGATCACATCAGCGTGCGCCGGTATATCGGAGCGCCGAATGCCGAACTTGTGCGCAAGCGCAAGACCGGTCAAATCGTCCAGGTCAATCTGGAGCCGCACGGCGATGATTCGCTCCTTCCATCTCGGCATGATGATGCCGGCCCTACGTATCGCGAACAGCTCGGGCCGCACCCACTGGTGGTAGTCAAGCGGCTGAATCCAGCAACGGGCCAGCTGGTCCGATGGTCGGATCGCGACAAATTCAATCCGCGCCGGTTCAATCCAGATGCAATTCCGGCCCCAGTTATCCCCACGCGCAGGGTGAACTTTCGATGACGCGCAAAGGCAGCACCGGTGGCAGGCACATCACGATGGAACGCGGGCTGAGACCTGGATGGTGCGGCTGGCCTTTTCGTCGGGAGCTTCGTGAATTGGCCGCCAGGTGCTTGGCTGGGCAGCGCCGGACGTCGGCACCAGCCATCCCATCCCCGAGTGAGGCCAAGCCATGCCAGGCGTAATCACACCGGAGATCCTGGCGGAACGCGTCTGCCGGACGCTTGATATCTCGGTGAAGGACAACGCCGAGAATCTGACGGAGATCCTGCGAACCGCTCTCAGTGAGACGCGTGAGATGGCAATCGGAGCGGCAAAGGCTGTCTGCCTGGAGATCGCCGAGGATGAAGCCGAGCGATGCCGCAGCGTTGGGGCGACTGTCGCGCAGCAGACGGCACTCACCATCGCTGCACGTATCCGAAAGCGGCACATCGACGTGGGGTGATAGCGGGCAGGGGGCGGCTGGGCACGCCCGAGGCGGCGGGTGGGTCACACAGGCAACCGGGAGCCGCAGGACGCAACACGGGCGCCGGGGGCGCGAACGGGTGGCTAAACACTGCCGCGCCGGCACTGCCCCAGGATCGCAGGACCGCGCTCTGAAATCGCAGGATCACCAAGCGCATGCCTACCTGTAGACACTGTAAATCAACGGGATCCTCCGTCACGTGGGGCCGGTATGCACCGACCAAACAAAATCCAGCCGGGAGACTCCACATGTTGTGTCCTGCCTGTGACGAGGTGGAACTCCGACGTCAATCCGCGATCGCGCAAGCCCATGCCAGAGGCTACGCGAGCGTTGCGAACACACCCGAATACAAACGGATGCAGCACGAACGCGATGCCACCCAGCAGGGACGAACATTGCGCGCCTACGTCTCGAAGGCTGAACGGGAACGCCACGCATTGTTCTTGCGGGCCGATCGCGAAGCACACCGAGTTCGGCGGCGCTACTTCCGCGCGGTGCTACTGGGATGGAATCGGATGGTCTTGACGAGCACTAACGTTGTGGAGGAGAACCGCAAGAGAGACGCGGCGAAGAGCCGGGAATACTACCATCAGAACCTTCAGCAATCGCGCCGTAAGACAGCGATGTACAAGGCGGCCCACCCGGAATGGGCCATTCAACACCAGGAGATGCGGACGGACCGCATCAAAGCGATGGACGATGGCACGCTGACGGTGCCAGTAATTAGACAGTTGAAGGCGCTGGCGCAACGCTGTGCTTACTGCGACGGTACATTTGTCGGTGCTGGAGACAAGCAGACGGACCACATGGTCGCGCTTTGTCACGGTGGTGAGCACAGCAGGCGAAACGTCGTGATCGTTTGCCGAAGATGCAACGGCCGGAAGGCCCGCTTGACCTACGCCCAGTGGCTAGACCGTGTTGATCCGCAGCACTTGGAGCGGGCGGTAGCGCTGTTCCAAGAGCGTTACGGGCTTGGCGTCCCGGCACCCCAGGGCGACGCGGTTGACTCATTTGTCGGACTGGTAGCAGCCAACGCGACGCGGGCGCCCCTCTTGCCAATGTGGGGCGTGTGACGGCAACCAGGCACCGTGGCACCAAATCGCAGGTACTGGGAATCGACTTTTTCTTTGGCGGTGGATTGGCGGCAAACCCACTTCAGTATGACCGACTTTATCAGGTGCGCAGGGTCGGTACGCGATCCGGTACGCACTGCTGTATCTCATTGACAGCACAGATGAAAGCCGATTCGAGCAAGGTGGTGGAGACCGGCGCTCGTTTGGGTGGATGCCACCCGCCCCACGGCACCGTGGTCGGGCGAGATGATCCTCGACCGTGACGTTCGCCGCCGGCGGCATGAGACGTTCTTCGCGGTGAGCGGGGCTGAATCGGCTCCGGACGGGCACAGCCGGATCGCGGAAAGGGCGCGGATGTAGATGATCGAGTTCCGGCTGTTATGGAAAGAGAAGATCCCGGGCCTGCTGACGATGCAGACGTTCGCCGGTGTGGTCACCACCGACTTCGCGGCGGTCCATGGGGAACTTGTCGCGCGCCACGCCGCGCCAGGATATGGCAGCCTCTTCATTGAGGCGCGTGAGGCGACGGCAGATCTGTGGCCCGCACCCGGCGAGAGCAGCATTCCTCCCCTCGGCCGCAGTGTTCGCTGAAGCTTTCAACGACTCCAGCAGTTTCAGCGCTTGCTGAAAACCTCAGCATGATCGACCTCTCCTACCTCCAAATCGAACTCCGGCAGGTGGCCGGCCTGCTGCCGTACGCCCGCAACTCCAGGACGCACTCCGACGAGCAGGTGGCACAGGTCGCGGCCAGCATTGTGGAGTTCGGGTGGACGAACCCGATTCTCGTAGACGGCGACGGCGGTGTGATCGCGGGCCATGCGCGCCTCCTGGCCGCCCGCAAGTTGGGGATGGAGGAAGTCCCCGTCATTGCCCTGGCGCACCTGACGCCGACCCAACGGCGCGCATTGGTGATTGCGGACAACAAGTTGGCGCTCAATGCGGGGTGGGATGAGCAGACGCTGCGCGGGGAAATGGTGTCTCTCCAGGAAAATGGCTTCCACCTGGACGTAGTTGGTTTCTCCGACGCGGAATTGGCCACATTGCTGGAGGGCCCAGCGGCGACACAACCAGAAGGCAGCGTCGAAGAAGAGGAAGTGCCCGAGGCGCCCGCCGAGCCCGTCACCCGTGCCGGCGATATTTGGGTGATCGGGAAGCACCGGTTGATCTGCGGGGATTGCCGGGACCAGGCTACCGTCCGGACACTGATGGCCGGCGCCATGGCGAACATGGCGATCACGTCGCCGCCGTACGCCACGCAGCGCGAGTACGATCCATCCAGCGGGTTCAAGCCCGTGCCGCCCGAGGAGTACGTGGAGTGGTTCCGTGCGGTGGCCGCCGGCGTCGAGGCGGTGCTGGCGCCGGACGCTTCCTACTTTCTGAATATCAAAGCTCACGCCGACGAGGGCGAGCGGAATTTGTACGTGATGGATTTGGTAATCGCCCACCGGCGCCAGTGGGGCTGGCGGTTCGTGGATGAGTTTTGCTGGCGGAAGACCGACAACGGCGTGCCGGGGGGGATGGGGCAACAGGTTTAAGAATGCGTTCGAACCGGTCTTCCACCTAAGCCGCCAACAGCAGATCAAATTCCGCCCGCAGGCGGTCTCGCACGAGTCGAAGGACTGTTTCGATTACTCCCCGAACAATCCGAAATCGAATTCCGGCAGCGGACTGCTGGGGACCGGCGCGCGCGGCGCGGCCGCGGACGGCGGGAAGAATCAGGATGGGTGGCAACGCAGCAGGAACAGCCTCTCCGACGATTCGGAGGGCCGTCACGCCGGCCTCGCGCGGCCGTCAAACGTTATCGAACTGAAGTCGGAGAGCAGCCAGGGATCGCACTCCGCACCATTTCCGCGGGCGCTGGTAGAGTTTTTCGTCAAGGCATTCTCCGATGCAGGCGACGTGGTCTTCGATCCCTTCATGGGAAGCGGGACGACGATGGCCGCCGCGCATGTGCTGGGTCGGAGCGGTTACGGCTGCGAGATCTCGCCGGCGTACTGCGACGTGATTGTGCGCCGCATGGCGAACCTCGGCATCGACGTGGTGCTGGAGTCAGGCGGCGATTCGTTCGCGGACGTGGCCGCGCAGCGCGGCGTCGATCCGGATCCGGCATCGAGCCCGAGCAGATAAGCTTCCCCACCAGATTTTCATTTCACAGCAAGGAGATAAACAATGTCAGACGTAGCCACTCCGAACCAGGGCGAACGCGAGTTCGAAACCGGGACGGACGAGTCTTTCAAGAACGCCAACGCCACCGGCGGCGCCACCCACAACGAGAATCAGCGGGTGACGTACGCCAACATCAAGCGGACCTACGACGTGTACCAGGATCTGGACATCCAGGCCGCGCGCCAGGCGGAGATCGAGCAGACCCGACTGAACCAGATCGCGTCGCAGGCACTGCAGAACGCGGTCGAGACCGCCAACATGGTTGGCAAGCAGGCCATCCGGCACGCCGATGTCGCCGACGCTCTGTGGACCGACGAGCTCAATCCGGTGACTCGCGGTGCCGGATCCAACATCACCGCCGGCGCCGTTCCGGCCAACCGAGCGATCGACGTGGCCGCCGCTGGCGCGGGCGTGTCGGCGGAAGCGGTGGCTGCCGCCGTTGCCAAACAGGTGGATGCGTCAGTCACGCCGGTGATTGCCGCCCTCCAGCAGATCGTCCAGGCGCTTGCCACAGCGACCACGGCGATCGGCAACGTCGTCAACCAGGCGCAGCCGAAAGCGTAAACCTCAAACCGGGGCGGCGGCTGGCCACCGCTCCACTACCAGAGAAAGGATCATCAACATGAAGTGGCTCTCGTTGTTACTCGCGTATTTGCCCGTGGTGCTACAGACCGTCACCTCCGTGGAGGCGTCGATCGCCAATGTTCCTGGCACTTCCAAGAAGCAAGTGGCGATGGACATCATCACTACCGTTGCAGGCGCCGGAGAGAAACTCCCCGAGGCGCACGTCCAGCAGATCAGCGGTCTGGTCGACGTCGTGGTTGGGACGCTCAACAAGTCGGGGGTTTTCGCCACATCCCCCGCGAAGGCGACCGCATAAGGCCCCATGACAAACCTGCAGGTGGTGATGTGGTCGGTCGAGAAGCTGATTCCATACGCCAGGAATTCGCGCACGCACTCCGACGAGCAGGTGGCGCAAGTCGCCGCCAGCATCGTGGAATTCGGCTGGACGAATCCGATCCTCATCGGCGCCGACGGTGTGATCATCGCCGGCCACGCCCGCCTGCTGGCCGCCCGCAAGTTGAAGATGATCGAGGTGCCGGTCATTGTTCTCAGCGATCTGAGCGAAGCGAAACGGCGCGCCCTGGTAATTGCCGACAACCAGATTGCGCTCAACGCAGGCTGGAACGCGGAGATGCTGCGAGTTGAGTTGCAGGACCTGGAGGTCAACGGTTTCAACCTCGAGCTGATCGGGTTCTCGGCAGAGGAACTGGATACGATCTTGGCGGGCGGTGAAGAGACCTGCGAGGGTCTGACCGACGAAGATGCGGTGCCGGAGGCGCCGGAGGCCGCGGTCACCGTTCCCGGCGATGTGTGGATCATGGGTGAGCACAGGCTCATCTGTGGCGATTCGACGCAGTTGGATGTGGTTGAGAAGGTTCTGGCCGGCGGCCTGGCCGACATGGTCTGGTCAGACTTGCCGTATAACGTGAACTACGGCCAAACCATGAAGGACAAACTCCGCGGCACAACGCATCGGAAGATTCTCAACGACAATCTCGGCGAGGGTTTCGAGCAATTCCTGCGCGATGCCTGCGTCAATATTCTCGCCGTCAACAAAGGGGCGATCTACATCTGCATGTCCTCCTCGGAACTTCATACGCTGGAGAGGGCGTTCCGGGAGGCGGGAGGCCACTGGTCGACTTTCATCATCTGGGCGAAGAACACTTTCACCATGGGACGGGCCGACTACCAACGGCAATATGAACCCATGCTCTACGGCTGGAAAGAAGGCACGGCTCACTTCTGGTGCGGCGCACGAGACCAGGGTGACGTATGGTTTATCAAAAAGCCACACGTCAACGACCTCCATCCCACGACCAAGCCGGTGGAGTTGATTGAGCGAGCGCTGCACAACTCGTCTAAGACGCGCGATACGGTGCTCGATCCGTTCGCCGGCTCAGGCTCGACCTTGATCGCTTGCGAGAAGACGGGCCGTCAAGCGCGGCTGCTTGAGTTGGAGCCGCACTACTGCGATGTCATTATCCAACGCTATCTGGAGTACAGCGGCCGGCAGGCGACTCTGGAAGGCGACGGCCGGACATTCCACGAAATCACGGAGAGCAGAAAAGGTGCTGCCGCGTGAACATGGACCGTCTGTCCGATCTTGAACTCGGCAAAGCTGCCGAGCACTTGGTCGTGTCCGATCTGATTCTGTCGGGGTATCGGGCGTATCTGACCGAGCAAGGACTTCCCTATGACGTCGTAGTTGATGATGGGGAAACGTTGTACCGGGTTCAGGTGAAGGCGAGCCGTTGTGCAAAGAGAATGCCACAACGAGCATGTAATACCCCAGGCTATTTGTACAACGTACGGCGAGCAGGCAAGGGCGGCAGACGTCTCTATGCGGACGATGAATTCGACATCGTTGCACTGGTTGCCATGGACTTGCGCATCGTTGCATATCTGCCGTTCAAAGGGCGGGTACTTCAAACGATCTACTTGCGTCCTCCGGGACACCAGGGCTCCGCACGTACGGAGCGAACACGCACCATAGACCAGTTCCCGATTGAAACAACGTTGGCCGTTCTTACTGGTAAGCGCCCAACATTGTCTCCCAAACCCGAGGACCTTCATGTAGTGCCCCTTGATCAAGGCCGGCTTTTCGAGATCGCATGATTCGCTCTGCCCCGGTGCGATTCCGGTGACCGGGGCAATCCCTGGTTCGTGAAATGACCCTGGCGAGGATCAACCCGGCTGGGTGGCCAGGAGATCCCGCTTGACAGCGACGGCGGAATCTTCCGTGAAATCGCCGGGGACCACCAATCAACGGCACCTTCAGATCGAACGTTGCCGCCGGGAAATCGCGGCGGTGGAAAGCGAGTTGCGGGCCGGGAATCCCGACATTCACGGGCTGTGCCTGGCGCTGGTGGACTGGTCCGCCGAACTACGCGCGCTTGAGTTACTTCCATGGAAAAAGAAATCCTTCAATTCCTGATCCCCAGCATTGGACTGATCTCCGGCCTGATCGCCACCTATGTTAGTCTGCAGAACCGCGCGCTGCTGGCCGAGGTGCGGCGAGAACTGGCAGAGCTCGAAAATCGCGTAATCGGGAAAATCAATGGCACGTACATAAGGCGGGGAGAATGTGAGCTACGTGAAGAGCTGGTTCACGAAAGGCTCACGGCAATCACCGATGAGCTGAGGAACAGAAACGCCGCCGGTCATTGAGGGCCGGCGGCGGTTGAGCGCGGGAGATGCTACGCGGTGGTGCGATACGCTCGGGCGCCATCGGGGCGCTTAAAGGACTCGACGGTGAGCCCCATCTTCTTGCCCAGGGAACCGGAGATGAAGCCGCGGACGCTGTGCGCCTGCCAGCCAGTGGCCTCTTGAATGTCCTTCAGTGTCGCGCCGTCTGGGCGGCGGATCAGTTCCAAAACGATGGCCTTCTTGCTGCCCTCGCGGGTGGTGGGCGCCGCGTCCTTGGCGGTGGCACCCTTCGTCGCCTTGGCTTTCTTCTTCGCGACAGCGGGCCGTTCCGGCGCCGCGGTGGGCGTCAGTGCCTGGATGGCCTTCCAGATTCGGGTGACCGCCGTCTTGCGGTCCGTAAACTTCTTGACCGGCTTCAGGTCGCCAAAGGGCGGCACGCCGGCGAAGGTATTCCAGACCTCGGGGAAGCGGATGAGGGGCCAGTCGGCGGAGAGCTTGGCGAACTCCTTCTCGGTGGCGAAACGATCTTGGCCTTCAGAAATCTGCTCGGCGGCGGTGAAGGCGGTGATGTTGTTGTCGGGGGCGATGGCAAAAACAGTGTTCATCGTTGGTCTCCTGATTCAAAACTCGATCCTGTCGACGATCCGGCGTGCCTCGTCGGGGCTGATTGGCTGCGTGTCGGCGGGCGCCATTCCTGTGGCTTGCTTCATGCGGGCGACGAGCAGGTCAAACGCCCTGGGCCAGCTGCCGCCCGCAGTGCAGACTTCGCGGGCTAGGCGCATCGGAATCGCGTAGTGCTTGGCGAAGCGTTGGATCTCGTTCCTTGTCATGGCGGTTAGTACTCCAGTCCCTTCTGGTCCACCGCGCGGCGGTCGCCCAGGCTGGCGAGGACGTAGGCCAGTTCCTCGGTGATGCGGCCCAGGTCGCCGGGGTAGCCCCAGTTGGCGGGTTCCTGCGCCTGGCCCTTCTGGTGCTGTTCCAGGCGGCTGGTGATGCGCTTCAGCAGGTCCTGGCACTCGGCGTGGCGCTCCGCGTAGCAGGCGGCGGCTGTTTGCTTGGTGGTCTTGGTAGTGCGCGGCATCGAACACATAGATCCCTTCTATTCGGGCGGAAGGCAAGCGGAATCTGCCAGTGAACCGCGAGAACGCTCAATGACTTTGTGGAAACGGCGAAACTGGGCGAGGGTAGCCGCATGATGGGTGTCTCTATTCGCGGCTACGCCCGCATGCGCGGTTGCACGGAAGGCGCCGTCCGGAAGGCGATCGCTGCCAAGCGGATCACGCCGAATGCGGACGGCAGCATCGATCCGGAGCGCGCCAACCAGGAGTGGGCGAGGAACACCTTCGCTGGCAAAACGCTGCACGAGGCTACGCGCCCGGCGATGCCACAAGCGCGGCCGGCCGCACATCCGCCGGCCATTCCGCAGTCGGCCGAGGTGACGAACGATCCGGTCGCGGCGTATCTCCGGGCGCGCGCGGTCAGCGAGACGTTCAAGGCGAAGATCGCGCAGATGGAGTATGAAGAGCGCACTGGTAAGTTGATGCAGGCGACCAAGGCCGGCGAGTATGCCATGCAGTTTTCGGCGATCATCAGTGACGCGCTCTCTGCGTGGCCGGACAGGTTGACGCCCTTGGTCGCTGCCACCACGGAGGAAAGCGTGGTGCACAGGATCCTCAGCAACGAGGCGGCAGCGTTGCGGCGCCGGGTCGCCAAGGCAATCGCGGACGCGGGCTTCTGATGCCGGCTCCTTTCTCCATGCATCAAGTCGGTTCGGAGGCAATGCTACCCCCGCGCGAGATTACGGTCTCGGAGTGGGCCGATGAGAACGTCGTCCTGTCCGGCGCCGGCGCGGCAGAGCGGGGCCAGTGGCATACCCGTCCGTACCAGCGCGAGCCGATGGATGTTCTGAGCCCGTCGCACCCATGTAAGCAGGTGGTGCTCATGGCCGCGGCCCAAACCCTCAAGACCAGCGTGCTGGTGAACTTCCTGGGGTACATTGCCGACGTCGATCCGGGCCCGGTGCTGGTAGTGGAGCCGCGGTCGGAAGATGCCAAGGCCCTGTCCAAGGATCGCGTGGCACCGCTCTTCCGGCAGACACCTTGCCTGCGTGGTAAGATCGCAGCCGTCAAGTCGCGGGACTCCAATAACACCGCAATGCACAAGGTGTTCACGAACGGTTCCGGCCACATCACGTTCACGGGCGCCATCTCGCCGTCCGGCCTGGCCATGCGCCCGATCCGGTATCTGCTGCTGGATGAGGTGGACCGCTACCCGGCAAGTGCGGGATCGGAGGGTGACCCGGTGTCGCTGGCTGTCCGGCGTACTGGGGAGTTCGAACACAATAAAAAGGTCGTCCTGTGTTCGACACCGACCATTGAAGGCGAGAGCCGGATCCAACAGGCGTGGAACGAGAGCGACCAGCGCGAGTACTTCGTGCCGTGCCCGCTGTGCAATCACTACCAGGTGCTGGTGCTGGGGGACGGTTCCGGCGGCGGGTTGGTGTGGCCCGAAGGTGATCCGGAGAAGGCTGCCTATTGTTGTCAGAACTGCCGGCAACTCATCCCGCATCACCACAAGGGCGGGATGGTGGAACGCGGCGAGTACCGCGCGCAGAACCCTGGGTCACCGATTCCGGGATTTCGTGTGTCGCAGTTGATCTCGCCGAAGCGCGCCTGGGGAACCATCGCGAGCGAGTTCGTGGCGGCCAAGAAGGCACCCGAGACGTTAAAGGCGTTCATGAACACGGTGCTTGCCGAACTGTGGGCGGAGCGCGGGATGGCGCCGGACTGGGAGAAGGTTTACCTGCGCCGCGAGCAGTATGAGCTCGGCATCGTACCGGTGGGCGGCCTGTTCCTGGTAGCGGGCGTCGACGTCCAGGATGACCGCCTCGAGGTGGAGATCAAGGCGTATGGCCGCGGCAAGGAATCCTGGTCCGTGAACTATTACGTGATCCAACTCCCGGATCACGCCGGCCAGCCGCTGAAAACGTCCAGCCCCGAGGTATGGCAGGAACTGGAGGCGCTACTGGCGAAGGACTGGCCGCATGCGGCCGGTGGGACGCTGCCGATCATGGCGATGGCGATCGATACCGGCTTCCGGCCGCAGATGGTTTACGACTTCGCCGCGCGGCACCCGCAACCGGCGCACGGGCCGGCGGGCGACCAGATCGTGGCGGCGCGGACGGTGATCCCGACGAAGGGCACCGATCATGCCTTCAAATTGATCGCGACGGTTTCGGGGACCGACGCCGCGCGCAAGCGCCAGGGCATTCGAATCTGGAGCATTGGGACCCACTGTGCCAAGCAGGAATTCTACGATTGGTTGCGCCTGGAACTGCCGACCGATCCCGACGAAGTGTTCCCGGCCGGCTACCAGCATTATGCCTATGGCGATCCGGACTTCTATAAGGGTCTGTGTTCGGAAGCGCGTGTGGTCCGTGCGCTGACGGGAAAGGTGGAGTGGGTGAAGGATCCCGCCGTGCGGAACGAACCGCTGGACCTGGCGGTGCTCTGCCGCGCAAGCGCGGCGGTCTGTGGGATCGACCGGTTTACGGAAGACGAGTGGGCTGTGCTTGAGGGAAAGCTGCAGACCGATCCGCCACGGGCGCCCCGCCACGATGAGTATTGGGGCGAGCGCGACACCAACTGGCTGGGCGGGAAGAACTGGTTCAAATGATTCAACTGACGGAACTGCAAGCCATGCGCGACATGCTGCAGCGAGCGATCTTCAGCGGTACGCTCCGTGTGCAGTTCACCGACCGCGCAGTTGAATACACCAGCGTCGACAACATGCGGAAGGCGCTCGCCGACCTCGACGCAGCGATCGCCAAGGCTTCGGGGGCGACACCGTCTTCCTTCAGCCTGGCCACGCACAGCAGAGACTAAATGAACGCCCTCGACAAAGTGATCGGTTACTTCTCCCCCGAGCGGGCATATCGGCGCGCGCGGTTCCGGTCCGCGGCCGAGATGTTCGCGTATGACGGGGCGAAGTCGGGGCGACGGACCGATGGGTGGTATGCCGCCGGCGGCGATGCGAACACTGAGGTTGGCGCCTCCCTGATCAACCTGCGCAACCGGTCGCGCGATCTGCTGAGGAACAACCCGTACGCCACCAAGGCGATCGCCGAACTGGTCGGGAACACTGTGGGCACCGGCATCGTGCCGCAGGCGAAGACGGGGACGCCGGCGCTCGACAAGATCATCGATGCCGAGTGGTGCTACTTTGCTGAGAACTGCGACCCGGGCGGGCAGTTGGACTTCTATGGCATGCAGGCGCTCATCGTGCGCACCACGGCCGAGAGCGGTGACGGGATCGTCCGGTTCCGGCCGCGGTTGCCGCAGGACAATTTCCGCGTGCCACTGCAGTTGCAGGTGCTGGAAGGGGACTTCCTGGATAGCTCCCGAACGATGGGGATTGCGAGCGGCCACATCGTCCAGGGCGTTCAATTCAACCTCTTCGGGCAGCGGGAGTCTTACTGGCTTTACAACTATCACCCGGGTGGCGTCTTCATGCTAAATCCGCGCGGCGGGATTCTCAGCCAGCCTGTGCCAGCAGCCCAGGTGATGCACACCTACTGCATCTTGCGGCCCGGCCAGGTACGCGGCGTGCCCTGGCTGGCGCCCGTCATGCTTGCGATGCGAGATCTCGACGACTACCGGGATGCCGAGCGCATGCGGAAAAAGACCGAGGCGTGCCTGGCGGGCATCGTGACGCGGCCCGAGGGCTCGGGTGGCCTGCCGCTCGGTGCCAAGTCCACCGACCCTAAAACCGGCAACACGCTGGAGAGGATGTATCCCGGCATGATCGAGTATTTGAAGCCGGGGGAAGACATCAAGTTCAACGCGCCGTCGCCGGCCGGCGGGTACCGCGACTACCTGATGACCGAGCTCCAGGGGATTGGCGCCGGCATCGACGTTCCCTATGAGTTGCTGTCCGGGGATTTGTCGAACGTCAACTATTCCTCCTATCGCGCAGGCATGCTGGGGTTCCGTAACGCCATCGAGGCGTTCCGGTGGTTAACCCTGATCCCGATGTACTGCCGGCCGACGTGGCGGAGGTTCATTGACACCCTGGTGTTCATCGGAAAGATCCCCGAGGCGAATTACGGCGTGCAATGGACGGCGCCCAAGTTTGAATCCTTGGACCCGTTGAAGGATGCCATGGCCGAGTTGAAGCGCATCCGCACCGGCACGTTGACGTTGTCCGAGGCGATCGCCCAGAACGGCTACGACCCGGAGAAGCAGTTGCAGGAAATCCAGCGGATGAATGAGCTGCTCGACGACTTGCAGATCATCCTGGACTGCGATCCGCGCAGAGTGAACGACAAGGGCGTCGAGCAGCCGACCGTCGGCGGTGACACGTCGCCGGCGCCAGCCGCGAAGCAGCCCGGCACGGTGAAGCATTCTGCCCGGCAGTGGGATTCGCCCACCAGAAGCTACACCTCGTAAATCAACAGCAACAGGAAGGAGTCCTTTCTATGCCCGAAGAAATTGCGGGGACAGCGTCGGAGACTGCTCCGGAGGCCTCTCCGGTGGAGATCATCGCAGCAGCGGCGGCGCCCGAGATCCCCCAGGAACTCCCGGAGTTCGAACTCGAGCGATTCACCGTGGCGGCGACCTTCGCCCCACCGTCGGCCAACGACGATGCCCGCACTATTGATGCGGTCTGGTACACGGGCGCGAAGGTGCCCCGGTTCGATTGGCGCACTGGAGAGGAATACGATCTCATCCTCGACATGAAAGGCTGCCGCATGGATCGCCTGAACAACGGTGGTCCCTTGCTGGACTCCCATTCCGCCTGCGGGGTGGAGAGCCAACTCGGCGTGGTGCGCAAGGCGTGGTCTAAGAGAGGTACCGGCCTGGCCACGCTTCAGTTCAGCAAACGTGATGCCGTCACGCCGATCTGGAATGACGTCAAGGGCGGCATCATTCAGAACCTCAGCCCCGGCATGTGGATCTACAAGAAGGTCGACACCACGCCGAAGGGCCAGGAGCGTAAGGAGTTCACCGCGACGGATTGGGAACCGTTCGAGATCTCTCTCGTGCCGGTTCCGGCTGACGCGGCCACAACGTTCATGTCGGCGGCGGGCATGCCGCCGGCAGAACCGACTGTAGGGGAAGTGCAACGGGCAACTGCCCAAGAGGAGAAACCTGAGATGGAAACGACAGTGCAGGCTTCGGGCGAAGAAGCCCGTCAGAACGAAGATTCCCTCGCCGCGGCGCGCGACGAGGCAGTGCGGGCGGAGCGGCTGCGCGCAAGTACGATTCGCGCCATCGCGACCGGCCCCTTCCAGGTGGAGGAGAGCTTCCTCTCCGCGCTGATTGACGAGGGTGTGTCGGTCGACGTCGCCCGGAAGCGCATCATGGAGAAGCTCGATGCGGAGTACCGGGCCCGTCCCACCGTGCCGATTAATCCGCCCGCCAGCCATGTCCTCAGCGACGAGACCGACAAGCGGCGCGAAGGCATGGAGGCTGCGTTGCTCCTGCGGGGCAATCCGCGTGCGTCCGGCGAGATGGTCGACAAGGGCCGGGAATTTGCCGGGCTCACTTTGGTTGACATGGCGCGCGAATGCCTGGATGCCGCCGGCGTCAAAACGCGCGGCATGTCCCGCAACGAGATCGCGCGGGTCGCGCTGCAGGGGCGCAATGGGGCCGCCGAGTATTTCGACGGCGCCATGACCACCAGCGACTTTCCCAACATCCTGGCCAACGTCGCCAACAAGACCCTGCGCCAGGCGTATGACGCGGCGCCCCGCACCTTCGTACCCTTCTGCCGCCAGGTCACGGCGTTCGACTTCAAGCCGGTGAATCGCATTCAGTTGAGCGACATCGCCGCGTTGCAGAAGACCAACGAAAACGGGGAGTTCGTTCGTATCTATGTGGGCGACTCCAAGGAGTCCTACGCGCTGACGACCTGGGGCGGCATCGTACCGATCACCCGCAAGGTGGTCCTCAACGACGATCTCCAGGCGTTGACGCGGGTTCCCGCTGGTTTGGGCATCGCGGCCGCCACGCTGGAGAGCGACACCGTGTGGGCTGTGATCACGGCGAACGCGAACATGTCCGACGGCTTGCCCCTGTTCCACGCCACGCACAAGAACCTGACGGCCACCAACGGCCTGGCGGCGGTGGCCAACATCACCGCGGCGCGCAAGGTGATGCGCAAGCAGACCGCGCCCAAGGGCACGATCCTGAACCTGATTCCCAAGTTCCTGATCATCCCGGCGGCGCTCGAAGGCATTGCGGTCCAGCTCACCAACCCGATCAACCTGGCGGCCACCGCGTCGTCGGCCGACGTGCCCGCCTTCGTGCGCGCGATGGTGCCGATCGTGGAGCCGCGCCTCGATGCGGTCGCCAGCGTCGGCGACACCAACTGGTACACGGCGGCGGACCCGAGTTCGATCGACACGATCGAGTACTGCTACCTCGAGGGGCAGCAGGGTGTCTACCTCGAGACCCGGCAGGGCTTCGAGGTGGATGGCGTCGAGATCAAGGCTCGCCTGGATTTCGCGGCCGCGGCGATCGACTTCCGCGGCTTGCAGAAGAACACGGCGTAGGACGGCGATGACAAGCGGGGCGGTGGCGATGCCGCCCCTTCAACTCACAACAAAAGGAGAACAAACACCATGATCAATTTCGTAAAAAGCGGTGATACTCTCACCCTCGCGGCGCCCTACGACGTGCTGTCCGGCGGCGGCCTCAAGGTGGGCAACGTCTTCGGTGTGGCCGCCAACGACACGCCCTCGGGCTCCGACGTCACGTGCGAGGTCGAGGGTGTGTACGATCTCGCCAAGGACGCCAGCGTTTTCGCCCAGGGCGATTTGGCCTACTGGGACGACACGGCGAAGAAGGTGACGTCCACGGTAGGCAGCAATCTGTTGATCGGCGCGGTGGAGGTGGCTGCCGCGACGGGCGTCACCGTGGTGCGAGTCAACCTGTTTGGCGTGCCCGGCTTCTCGGGGCAGGCGCACGGCCTCAAGGTCGCGTATGCCAAATACGATTTCAGCGTGGATGGCGGCGCCACTTGTACGCCGGCCGTCAGCGACACCATTCCCGACAACGCGGTGGTGCTCGGCGGTGGAGTGAACTCGACCACGGCGGTTGCCGCCGCGGGGAGTGCCACGGTGTCGATCGGGACCGCCGCCGGGTCCGGCGCCGCCTCGATTCTGACCGCCACCGCAAAGGCGTCGCTCAGTGCCGATGCGGTAGTCGTGCCGACGTGCGTGGCCACCCCGTTCAAGATGACGGCGGCCGGCAAGATCAACGTCACGATCGCCACTGGCCCGCTGACCGCAGGCGTCATCGAAGTGTGGGTGCTCTACACCACCGCCTCGGCGTAGCCCCATGGCGGCATGGGCGCAACAATCCGGTTTGGCGAACGCGGCTCTCCTGGCCGCGTTCGGCGAACCGATTACGTACATCCCCAACAAGGGGTCGGGCGAGCCGATCACGACGGTGGCGATCCTGGATAAGCCGCAGATTGACCAATCTGCCTCGCCGGGATACTTCGCGGACGTTCACATCGACCCCCTCCAGGTAACCAACCCAGCACGCGGTGATCAGGTTGTCTGGGCGGATGGCGTCACCTACACCGTGGCGAAGGTGGTTCGGCCGGATCCCTACGGTCTTTTTGTCGCCGCGCTCCACCGGACATTTGACCCATGAGCAGCATACAGGTTTCCAGACTTCTCCGGCTGGCACTGGAGACTTCTTTCGGCGCCGATTTCACCACGTATCTTTCGGCGGCGTGTGTCGATTTCGGCATCCCTGACCTGGGGTATGCCATAAATTTCCAGGAGCTTGCCAACGCTCCGCAGAATTTCTACCGGGGCGACTGGACGCTCGATGGGTTGATGGCTACGCGCGAGCCGGAACTTCCAGCGTTGGCGATGTGGACTGGCGAGGGCGGCCAGTATGGCGCGGGCCAGCGAGAAATGCCGCGCGCCTTCAGCGGCTTCGTGTTCGCGCACTGGCGTTTCTTTCTATCCATCCCCGGCAGCCGGCGCACGGAATTGACGGATCTCCGCGAGGCCACAGAATCCGCGATGGTGGCCGTGCTCGCGACGGTAGTTTCCGACGTGACATATCGCGGGGATCTGGCGTGGCACGCGCTCCCGGAGCAGGTCTGGCTGGACCAGGATCAACACGCCGTTGGTTTCGTGCAGGAAGTGGAATACCAGGCATCTTTTGAGGTGAACGTATGACGACTTTTGTGTTTCTCGGCGCCTATAGCGAGGTGCTGGGCGCCGGCATCAAACTCACGCGCTTCGGGCAGCGGGTGGATCTGCCGCCCGACATCGCAGATGAAACCAGGCTGGCGGGCGGTCTGCCCTGCATCCCCGCAGAGCAGTTCGATGCCATCGGTTTCACGGCCGAGGAACTGCGCAAATATGGCCCGGCGGCCGCGCACGAAAATGCAACGCCCGAGTTCCTGGCCAAGAAGGTACAGGCACTGGAAATCCTGCACACGATCCGAGAGGGTGAATAGCCATGTCGAATCCCGCATTTACGCGCAATCAGATGTGCTTTCCGGTCCTGGAGAGCACGTTCGGTACGGCAGTTACCCCAGTGGGCGCGAATGCGTGCCTCATCACCAGCCTCGCAACTCAGGCGTCGCAGCCGGAGATCCCCCGCCCCGACAAGACGGGTTCGCTGGGCGAGATCATTGGCATCCCGGGGCGCAAGACCGCGACCTGGAACGCCGCGATGTCGATGGCGGGAAACGGCGCCGCGGGCATTGCCCCGGACTGCGACAAGCTGCTGCAGCTCATCTTCGGCAAGGCGGTCACCATCGTGGCATCCACCTCCGCCACGTATGGCCTGGATGACAACAACTACTCGGCCTCGATCTGGCACTACAACGACCCGAGCACCGTGGCGCAGTACGTAGCCATCGGCGCGGTCTGCCATCAGTTGAAGATCAGCTTCGGCGGCGACATCCCGACCCTGGAATTCTCGGGATCCGCGCTCTGGGTGCTCGATAGCGACCAGCTCGCCGACGGCACGATGGACAGCATCGGCAAGGGCGGAATCTCGGCCTGGACGGCGCGGCCGACTCCGACCGTGAACGGCAAGCCGCCGGCGGGGTTCACTGGCGCCATCACCCTCGATGGGCAGGCATACACCACCCTCCGCCAGGGCAGTATCACGCTCGCTGTGGCCCGCAACCTCCCCGGTGACACCTTTAACAGCTACTACAGCGCAGCGCCCGTCCCCGGGTTGCGCGCGGTATCGGTTGATTTCGGCATTTATGATGACGACTCCGCCAACCTGAAGGCGTTGAAACAAAAGGCATTCAACAAGACCGTGGTGGATCTCGGGTTCCAGATTGGGACCGCGGCGGGCAACAAGTGGACGTTTACGACCAAGAACGTGATGCTGCCGGCGCCCGTGCTGGATCAGGGCGCGGACCGGCGCGCGCTATCGTTCAGCGGCGCGAAGGCCCACGACACCAGCCTTGGCAGCAAGGACGCCATGAATTTGGCCATCACGTAAGTTTTGCCTCGTCGGAGGAATCGGTGGATTACTCATATGTTCGAATGGCGGGCCGGAAGCTCGGCTAGCGCAGCCGGCGAACCCGATGCCGGGTTTCATAGCCGTGGCCAGTTGCCTTTCGAACCAATTTGCCCGCCCGGTAAACGCTACCGCGTCAGCGAAGATCTATCGTCAGTTGGGCACACCTCAGCATCGCGCGTGATACGTCCAAGTGCCAGGTAAGTCATTCTACGGTAACGCCACATATCATTCCTGATTCCCGGTAGGAGGGTTGCGGCCCCCGCCACTCTACGATAGTGCCGTGGCGTTAAGGTGATCTGACGGATCTCGGAGGATTGAGTATCGGGCTTACAATAGTTTTGGAGCGGTACTGCATGCTCGTGCCTGAGGAATTGATTAAGCGAGCCTCGGATGGCGATCAACAAGCATTCAACGAGGTCGCGCTTGCCTATAGCAAACGTGTTCGTGCGACCATTGACCGAATTGCTGCCGGTTCGGAACAAACGGCGAATATTTCGGAGACTGTGTTCCTCCGCCTTTACTCTTCCCTGCATGAATTGAATTCGGTGCAGTCATTTGAACCTTGGCTATACCGCTTGACGGTCAATGCTGCGTATGACTTTCTGCGAAACGAGAGACGCAACCGATAAAGAATTCGAGCGACACAGAACACTGCGCTGGTCTGTAGCCATGTCGGACACCTGTTCCAAAGGAAATCGGCGTTCTTTCCGATAACGGCAGAAAAACGGCGTTACCGTAGAATGGCGGGGCATCCGGACGTAACGTCGCCATGTCGGACTTTGATCGGCCAGATGGTCACGGACTCGGCGTTCTGAGCCATAGATCCTCTCTGGTCGCGCAGCGTTTAGGAACCTACTTCGAGCGGAATGCGCCTTAGCAAAAATAGCCAGCCCTGCTCACTGGAATCCCCAGTTACGTTCTAGAACACGGACACAGGCATTCCACCGAAGCACCGACTCATCGTTGTCGCGGGGCCGAATCGCCTGGGCTTTGCGATACCATTCCATGGCATTCTGAAATAAGGTGTACGCCGCCCGACGAGAGCGGTAGTCGGCGCGTCGACTAATCATAGCGGTTGCCTCTCGCTCTTGCACGATGCCCGAATAGTAGGCCCGGTGGTACTCGTTTGGCAACCCTTCCGCAATAGCTAGCGCCTCTTTGGATGTGGCACCTCGCTCGAACTGGTCTGTCAAAGATAAGACCAAAATGATGAGGGCCGCTTGGTTCGCTGGATCGACGGCGAGCACATCCCGACATATACTCTCAGCTTGCCAAGGCTGATTCAGGAGACGATACCGTTCCGCTCTTGAAAGCGCTCCAGGTATCGCCTCGCGGGATATCAGCATCAGTTTGGGTGGTCCATCCGGCTCTTGCGTTTCCATCCATGAGCAGCTTACGCTTGTTGCCGGTTGAGTGCAAGCTCAGAGCGGCCTTCAAGGGCTTCGAATGGCGCTTTGAGTTCATTCCCCTCTGGGAAAGAGCAGCTGCTTAGCGTCTCCCAAAACTAAGACCTATGACCACCCACATTTCCACCAAGACCATCGAAAGCAAGTCATTTCCCGGCGTTCGTTTCGTCATCAAGCGCATGACAAAGCGGCGCGCCGATGCCCTTGATGACGCGCAGGCGCCATTCCGGGAACGTCTGCGCCCTCTGTACGAAGAGTTCACACCCCTCGACAAGGAGCGGGTGGAACTCAAGGGCGCGTTCCCCGCGGATAAGGCGCAGCGGTGGTCGGAACTGCTGCGCGAAATTGGCAAGATCGACAGCAACGAGATGACGCCCGTCGCGGCGCGGTTTTGCCTGGTGCGGATCGAGGACCTGGAGATCACCTATCCAGGCGCGGACGGTGCGGATGTAACGGAGCCCGCGACGCTCGATCTCGTCATGGCGAATGGGCCGGACGCACTCTACCAGGAGATCGTGCACGAGATCAAACGAGAGTGCGGTCTGCTGCCGGAAGAAGTGGAAAATTTAAACTTGCCCTCCACTTCGGCCGCAGCGGTGGATGGGAAACCCGAGAGTGCGGACCCTGTCGAGAAGCCGGAAACGATTACAGTCTCGGCTGTTTGAAGTATCACGGGCCGGGCAAGTGCGAGTGCCCGAACCACCAAAAGACAGCGGTCACAGAGAACCCGTCCTGGCGTGCCGTGTACTACACCGCAGACGGCAAGACGACCTGGGACGTGGACGTGGAATCCATGGCGTGCCCGGTGGCGGTTATTGCGCAGGACTCGATTGCTGCGGCCCGGCAATTCAGCGAAGCCAATCGAACGCACAAGATCGGCGGCGTGCTCTACGGTCCCGACTCGTCACGATGGCCGGCCAGGTGGCACGACATTGTGACCATCTTGCAGTACGAAGTTGAGCGCGAGCAAGCGGCCGCCAACAGGGCTATCAACGCACGCAGGCCAACCTGATGCCTCTCCCCAAGATCACCATCAAGACGCGGAAGGACGGGCGCCAGGTGGCCCGGTTCCGTGACAACCAGGGACTGGTACGAACGGCGCCTTCGATGCAGGGGAACGCGGGTTCGTGGGTGCGCGCGGAGCAGGTCAAGCAGCTCGCAGACTACGGCATCGTCCTCCAGGTGGCGCAGGCGCGCGCAGGCATCGCGTCGGACGGCCAGGCCATGCCGCCTCTCAAGGGCGGCAGCCGCGCGGTGTTCGTTGCGGCGGTCAACGGACGCGCCCGGTTCACGCGCAAGACGTACGGCGATTGGAAAGCGGCGCATGGCCTGCAGCCCATTCGCGACCTCTACGGCGCCGGCAAGGGCGGCCACATGCTCGACGATATCCGCATCAACTATCTGGACGACCGGCAGTCCACCATCGCCATCACGAGCAAGGTAAGTAGGGACAAGGCGCGCGCCAACGAGCAGAGGGCGCCCTGGTGGGGCTGGTCCACGGACTCCGTTCGTAAGTTGACGGCGGCCGCGGCGGAGATCTTCCAGACCGGCGTGGCGGAGCATCTGTTTGCCATGGGGTTGATCGGCGCGAGCGCGCTTTCTGAAGCAAAACGCATGTGGCGCAAGGTGGCCTGATGCCAATCACCAACTTCCAGTCCGTCATCTCGACCCAGACCCTCGGCACCGCCGACGTCGATAAGCTCGCTGCGTCGTTCGACAAGATGAGCGGGGCGATTGACGAGGCGACCAAGAAGGCGAACAAGGTTAACGATCACCCTGGGTTCGCGGCGTTTGCGGAGAAGGTCAAGCAGGGCATCGAGAACCCACTGCAGGCCATCGGTGGTGCTGCGGAAGAAGGGCTGAAGGCGTTCGGGCCGTTCGGCGCCGGCGTGGCGGCAAGCGCCGGCATCTTCGTGGCGGCTGGCGCGGCGGCGTTCGAAGCGGCTAAGGCGCTGGGCGAGTACGGCGTCCAGATCCGCGACGTGGAGCTGCGCACGGGCCTGGCGGCAAAGGAAGTCGCGCAGTACAGTTTCGCCGCAAAAGCAGTAGGCCAGGAGGTGACCATCCTGGACCGAATGATGCGCGGCCTGACTGTGGCGGTAGAAGACAACACGGAGAAGGGCGCCAAGGCGCGCGGCTGGCTCCGACAGTGGGGCGTCGACATCGCGGGTTTGAAGGACGGCACCGCGTCCACGTCCGAGGCTCTTTCGAAGGTGGGCGAGGGACTGGAGAAGCTGCCTGCAGGAATTGTTCGCACCTCCGCCGCCATCGACATCTTCAAACGCGCAGGCATCGAGGCCATTCCGTTCCTGGTGGAACTGAACCAGAACCTCGCACTCTTCGACAAGAGCGGGATCCGGGCGCCCTCCGAATCGGACGTCGCGGCGTACAACGACCTGCTGAAGGAAGTTACCGCGCTGGAGACAAAGTGGGCGGCAATCAAACGGGACTTCCAAATGGGGCTCGTGATGGAGGTCAAGGTCGTCGGGGAGACCTTCGAGTGGTTGTACACTCACTTGGGCGGTCCTGCCGCGGCACCCAGCGACGCCCAGGCCAGCAGCCAGAATCGCCTGTTCGGTGATATCGACAACGCCAACCGTGCGAAGGGCAGGTGGGGAAACGTCCCGCTGACCGGCGTTGCGGATCTGAACCGCAAGCGAATGGAATCGCTGGAGGATCTGAACCCAGCGGTCGCGTGGACCGGCCCCATGAACTTGCGCGATGCTGCGCGGCTCACCCAGGCGAAGCAGTACCAGGATCAGATCGACAAGATTCACCAGGCTGAGGTCGCGCAGAAAGAGAAGGCTGCGGCCGATGCGAAGCGGGCGGACGCCGAACTGGATGCGGCGATTCACGGGCACGTGCGCGCGCTCAACGACGCACTGAAACTCGGGCGCGAGGCGGACAAGTACGCCCTTGGCCTGGGCAAGACCACCCAGGAAGGATTTGCCTCCGCCTACTTTGGCGACCTGGGGCCGGCTGGCAAACTCTACGCCGCATACGGAAAACTCAACGCGGACGAAGCAGACCAGCGCACGAAGTACGGGGGCACGGCTGCGTGGAGCAAGATCGCCAAGGACTTCGACGATCAGCGGGCATCAGCGTTCATCAAGTACGTCACCGAGTCGGCGGACGCCCTCAAGAAACTGACCAAGACGCTCGACGACTTTGACCTCGAGCACAACTCGCCGGAACGGGAGCGGGAAAATCGCAAGAAGCTTGTTGAGAAAAACACGGAGGCGTTGCGCGAACTCGGGCTGGCGGACGATCACGGCAACCTGACTCTGGGCCGGCTGTCTGGCCCAGCCGGCACGTCGCCAGAGCAGGCACTCCGCGATGCGCGGGACAACGAACGGCGGGGGTTGGCGCTCTACGGTGTGAGCGCGTCGCTCTCCGGAGTCTCCGATGTAGGCCAGATCACCGGCATGGAGACGCTGCGGAAGCAATACGCCGACAAGGAGTACGACGCGCTGAAGCGCATGGCGGACCTCAAGAACGATGAGCAGATGAAGCAGGACGCCATTGACCAGCAACACCAGAAGTATCTGGACGCGGAAATCGAACGCCAGCAGGCGTTGCTGCAGTTGGCCCTCCGCCAGAAGGAAGAGTTCCAGAACCTCGCCACAGGGCTGTTTGAGTCGATCCTGCATGGCGGCGCCTCCGGCTTCTTGAAGCAGCAGGGCACCGGCATCCTGGACAAGCTCGTGGGAAACGCAGCAGGCATGGCATGGGGCGATGTTTCGAAAGTGATTCCCCACGCCTCCGGCACCATGGGAAAGCTGCTGCAGGGAACCATGTTTGGGCCGGACCCTTTGAAGGCGGCAACGGATCTCAACACGCAGGCGACCATCGAGAACACCATCGCGCTGCGCGCCCGGGCTATGTCCCCGTCCGGTGGCGGCGGATCGGCGGGCGGGTTCTCTTCGGCGGCCAGCACATGGGCGCGGCTTTCCGGGGGTGGCACCGACGTGCCCGGTTACGACCCTTCGAATCCGGACGCGATCACGCCGGAGGGCGCTGCATGGGGAGAGGATTGGTGGGCGGCGCACCCAGGCGGTGGCATGTCCGGCCTGGCCAAAGGCGCAGGCGTTGGCGCGGCGGCACTCGCGGGCGGCTTCGGGATCTACTCAGGCGTAAAGGCCGGCGGCGCGCAGGGCGCACTGACCGCAGCCGGGAGTGCGGCCGGAATGGCGGGCGGGATCGTCTCCATGCTGGTGCCGAAGTTGGCGTCGGCGCTCGGGCCCATCGGCATGGCGCTCGGCATGGGCCTGGGTCTGGTGAGCACGCTGCTCGGGGACCCGAAACAGAAGCGTGCCGACGATCTGTCCACCCAGGCGCAGGCGCGCGCATTCACCATGCCCAGCGGCGCCGACTATGACATGGCATCCAGTGGCCAGTACGACGACTACAACTATCGCGGCCAGGTTCGTGCGACGGTCGTCAACAACGTTTACGCGATGGACGCCGTCACCTTCCGCGACTTCCTCATCGCCAACCCCGACGCTCTGAGTGCCGGGATCACCTCGGCCATCGCCGGCGGGAACGCAGACGATGTGGTTGGCTCGCTGGCTGCCAGGTCGAACTGATGTCCGTCTACCCGACATCCAATCCGGCATGGTCGGCGCCGGTGGTGCGCTCGCTGAAGTTCCAGACGGGCGTCGGGCAAGGCGTGAACGGGACGGAGCAGCGGTGGATGTTGAGCACCGGTGTGGAGTCGTGGAGCTTGCCGTATCCCCACCTTTCCGTTGCTCAGCGGGACACGTTGCTCTCGCTGTTCGAGTCCAGCAGGGGCGCATACGACCAGACCATCAGCCTCACCTTCGCCGGCACGGTGTACGCCGGCCTGTTTTTCGACGGCGACTCGCTCGAGTTCACGGAGACGGATGCGAACGTGGTTGCCGGGACAGTGAAACTCTCGACGGCGGTGCGCGCCGCGGACACCGGCGCACTCCCGGCTGACTTCCCTGTGCTGGGCACTGGCGCCAGGATGCAGCGGCCTTACACACACGGGAAGACGTTCGATACGTCGGCGGTGCGGACGGAGGGCGGCAGATATGCGTATCCGCGGCGGGCAGCTTCGTTGCGGACGTGGACCGCCGGCGGCGGCGCGCTTACGGACGCGGAGGCGGCGGCCATCTGGAGCATGTTCAAGTTGGCGTGCGGCCAGTGGCGGTCCTTCGGTTTCACCGATCCGGATAGCAGCACCCGGTATGCAAGCTGCCGGTTCGCCGCCGATTCAATCGACTGGCGCATTCTTGGGCCGAACCAGAACGCGGTTGTGGTGACGATCCAGCAGTTGGCGTGAACATGGCGATTTCCGATATCAACACGGGCAAGGAACTGGCGGCTGCATACCGGCCTGTCGTCTTTGTAGACTTCGTTTTTCCGGACGGCGCCAGCCTCTTCGTTGCCTCTATCGCTGCCACCTTCAACGGCCACACCTACGACGCGCGGATCGACGACCAGCAGATCGACAGGATTGCGTCCCTCAGCGAACAGGGCATCGACCGGGTTCCATCAGTAACCATCGTCATGGCGGACCCCTCGGGCAGCCTGTTCGCCACATACGAACGCGGCCACGGCTTCAAGGGCGCCTCCATGACGCTCAGGTTCGCGCTCTACGATCCGCCCTCCGGCAATTTCACTTCGGACAACTTCGTTCCGTTCGTGGGCGTCTGTGACCAGCCCTCAATCGACGAGAAGAACCTGACAGTGTCCGCGCAGAGCAAACTGAACCTCTCGCAGTTCATGCTGCCGACCGCGCCTATCCAGGTTCGCTGCATCTGGGTCAACCCGACCACGACCGCGCAGCGCGCGACGGCGGACAACGCCTCGTCCCTCTACTACCCGTGCGGTGAGACGCGCGACGTCGCCACGGCGCCCCCCTGCGCGTACACCAAGCAGACCTGCACCCGCCCCAACCGATACAGTGGATCCACCTTCGCGCCCGGCCAAACGGACACCGGTGAGAACTACATCTCGGGCAAATGGGATTCCTGGCGCAACGCGGACACGAGCGGAAAGTACAAGGAGTTCTGGCCGGTCTGGTTGGGCGGCAAGGCATGGGTGCAGTGCGTCCCGCTGAACCAGTTTGGCGACGGCAACTACACCCGTGGCGAGGTGGCGGTCGGCATCGGTGAGGTGGCGGTGTCGCGCGTCATTGCCAACGGCATCGAACTCTCGCAGGGCGGCAAGGACTACTTCTGGGGCTACACCAACCTGGGATATCGCGACGGCACGCCCAACGCGGATGCCGGCTACAACGGTCAGGGCGACCCCTATGGCGGCTTGACGGTGATCGAGTACCGGGCTCCGAAGACGATCATTTCGCCGGAGTCCCCCGCCACCGTCATGGTCTTAGGCGAGAAGGCGGTGGCCGGACACATGACCGCGCAGTCGTCCATTGCCATCACGTCGGCCCAGGCTGGCATCGACGGCAACCCCAGCCCCATCGTGATTCACTTCGGTCGGGGACTGGCGGGCCTCGCGGACCCGGGCGACCAGTCGGCCATTACCATCACGGGCTGCTCGTGGGCGGCGGCCAACGGGTCTTGGACCATGGAATTGCTCGAACTGCCGTACGACCACGCCACACTGCGCGGTTCGATGGCGTACGGCTCCGGCGGCGCGTGCACCGCGTACTACAACCAGTCCACGCAGAGCGGGGGCGGCCCGACGCCCGGCATCATCCAGGAGACGCTGCGCCAGTGCGGGATAGGCGCCGCGGAGATCAGCGCCCCCATGACCGCGGTGGCGAACGCGATTTGTAACGCCAATATCACCACCACGGACGGGGGTGGCAACGCATACACGCAGCCTCGGTTTTCGAGCGCGGTGGCGGTACGCCAACGCCGGTCGGCTGCCGATATCGTGCGCGGCCTGCGCCAGTCCATCGGCGCGCTGCTGACGGTTGATCAGTCGGGCCTGATCGGGATGCGTGTCGAAGGTCCACTCGCGGAACAGCAGGGCGCGGGCCCTGTTGATGGCAGTAATGTCGCGATACCCATCAGGAGCACTCTGCGCGACGGCAGCACCGCCAACGGCTACACCGCGTACCGCTTCGACGACTCCAACTGCTGGAACCTGAAACGGGGCCCGCAGCAGTCGGCACAGATGCCAAACCGGGTCAACTTCTCCTTCCAGGACCCCGTCCAGCAGTACGCAGTCTCGTCCTTCTCGCTGGTGGATTCTGACGATGTAGCGCGCGTGGGGCGGGAGATTCCTGGTGGCCTGCAGGTCAACCCGGAAGGCATCGCCAGCTATAACCACGCGCTGCGCTGCGGGCGCCTGGGCCTGAACAAGATCCACCGGGGCAACCCGTCCGGCGACACCCGGGGAACCGACTGGTGGGAGTGGACGACGTCGTTCCGCGCCTGCAAACTGCGCATCGGGGACATCGTCACACTGAACAGCACCGTCTACAACCTGACGGAGCAGATGGTTCGGCTCACCGAGATCAAGCCCTCAAAGAACTTCGAAACGGTCGCGCTGAAGGGCCACTACCACGACGACACCTGGTACCTGGACTCGCATGGCAACGCGGCAGACCCCGCGCGCGGCGCCGCGCCTTGGGCCGGTCTGGGCGCCTGCGTTCCGCCATCGTTCGCTGTTGAGGTTTCCGCGCTCGATCCGACCGTGGCCGAAGTGACCGGCCTGGCGTTCACCAATCCGCTCAATACTTACTCGATTCAGTCGGGAACCTTTACGTTCTGCTACGTCATCGAGTCGGAGATTCTCTCGACGCTGGCTGCGGCCATCACTGATCCGGCCGCAACGAGCATCAGCCTGGTGGACGCATCGCAAGTCTCTGCCGGCGACCACCTCCAGATCGGGCGCGAGGTGGTGCTGTGTGGCACCCCAGCCGGCGGCACGGTGCCGGTGACGCGCGGCCAGTTGGCCACCACTCCCGCTACCGCTCTCAACAATGCGTCGATCTGGAAGGTCCAGCAGAAGGCCACAACGGTGAGCTTCCCATTGGACTTTGTGAACTCCGCAGCGATTGCGGACTGGGCATTGATGCAGCCGTTGCCGGGTCGGTCACGAACGCCTATGGATCGTCGGAGGTGTCCTGGGCCGCGCTCGCCAACAACAGCGACCAAGGAATGAAACTGTACGCCCCCCCCGGCGCCGGGACCACCATGGAGGTGATCAACCCCACCGCGAACACGGATTATTCGATTCTGGCGGGCGACACGACGGTCAACGTGGTGGCGACGACACGCGTGGTCACGATCACGCTGCCGCCGGAAGCTCCCAACCGGGGCGGCATCGTTGTGGTCAACCGGGCGGTGGGCAGCACGTTCGATGTGCGCGTCGTCCCGGCATCGCTGGACGACATTGACGGGTCCCCGACTGCGGTGGAGATCCTGACGGCGACCAGCCCGACCTGGGCGGGGGTGGCTGCGTAGTGGGCAACTGGATCACCATCTCGACAGCCGGCGCGCCTGGCGGCACGGTCGGCGTCACCCTGCCATACACCATCGATTCGGCGGTGGGCTACTACGACGTCGACGCCGGCGTGCTCACGGTCGAAGTTTCGGTGACGCCGGGCGCAGGAACCAACGACGCCAAGGGCGGCCACGTCTATCTCGAGGTGCCGGACGCGTCGGCGTCGGCGGGTGGCGTCGCGTCCTACAGCCTTGCAGCATCGGCGCTGGGGCACACAGGGACACGCCCGCTGCGCGGTGCGTGGAAGCCGATCGATGCCGGCGTCTACACCTACGAGGCGGACCAGCAGCCGTGGATTGTCAAGATTTCGGTCAAAACCGCCACCCTGCATTCCGGAGGGAGTGCGACGAACGTGCGGGTCTACGTGTCGGCTTTCTCCCTGACGCAGAACTTGCCGTTGGTGCGCGTGGGTGAAACCGGTGAAACGCCCAGCGCGGTCTGCACCGTGATTCCCGGCGTCGCCAAGCCGGGTGCCGGCAACGCCAACGCGCCGAACGTGGGTTCCGTTGTCGCTACCGTCCTGGCGAACGACAACCACACCGGGAAGCTTCTAACCCCAATCGCCGTAGTTGTGTCGGGGCTTCCGGATCCACTTCCTCCTGGGTGGGGATACGAGGTCTGTCTGACGTGGGACGAGAACGTGCCGGACTACACGGATCCGAATCTCGGGCAGGTGGCGACGGGCATCTTCAGCAACGCCGGCCTGGTGCCCGCAGGGCCGGACGGCGTGGAGGTTGGGCACACGCTGGCGCTCGATACGCCGACGACGGTCAAGCCGGGGGCGGTGTGGATTCGGGCGCTCATCAAGGATGCGCAAGGAAACATTCGCCGCAACGCGCTAGTCCCTGGAGTGACGCCGTGCGCGCCGATTGTCGTAGGCATCACGGACAACTCCGGCACGATGGACCCGCGCCAGTTCAAGAACCAAGGCAGCGAGTTCCATTGGGACGCGGCGCGCGGCAAGTGGGCTCTCAACGCGAGTAACGAGTTCAAGGTGGACCCCGATACCGGCAAGTGGGTCATGGACAAGATCGACCTGCTGAAGGCGATCAACGCCAGCGCCGAGTTCCATGTGGACCCCGACACGGGCAAGTGGTCCGTCAACAAGGTCGCGCTGTTCACGCCGACGATGGGCGGCGAGTTCAACGTCGATGGCACGACGGGGGCCATCTCTATTAAGACCGTAGACATGAGCAAGGCGTCCAATCTGAGCACCCAGTTCACCAAAGTCGGCAGCACGCAGACGATCACCAGCCTCGCGGCGGATCTCCTGCTGACCGGACGACTCCAGGTTGGCGGCGGCAAGGTGTCGCTGGCAAAGTTCTTCGATACGCAGTCCACGCCTGGTTTGATCGGGTTTGTCGGTGACGACACAACAACAGCCAGCAACCCGAACGGCACGGGCTACGTGGGGGCCTGGTGGAAGCGTATGGGCATCGGCGGGTCCGGTCCCACGACACCGAATTTCTTTGCAGACAGCAACGGCTATGTCATCTGCAAGAGCGTCCAGATTGCGGACGCCAGCGGCACGGCGGGCTACATCAACGACAGTGGATCCTGGTTCAAGCGCGTCGGGATCGGCGGGACGTCGGGCAGTCCGAATTTCTTTGCCGACAGCAACGGCTACGTGGCATTGGCGAGCGTCTACATTGGAGACACGGGCGGCAGCTATGGTGTCATCAGCGCGACGGGCTCCTGGTTTAAGAGCCTTGCGGTGGGCGGAACGAGCTGGAGCAGCCCGAAGCTGCGCGCCGACTCAACCGGGAAGCTGGACATCCTCGACGCGACATTCAGCTTGCAGCGTTCCGAAACCGGAGGCGAGAGCTACCTTGTGCAGATCAGGGACGCCTGGACGATTCCTGGCCTGTCCAGCGTATCGTTCACCGGCCTTCAGATTGCCCGCGTGTCCAACACGAACCACAAGGCCATGCTCATCAACAGGGGATTGCTCTGCCTGAACCCCGACAACAAGGTGGTCGCTGCGTTCACCAGTTATAACAACGAACCCTCAGGCGGCAACGGTGGCTCGTTCTACGGAAGCTGCTGGTTGGCGAATGCCAGCGGGAATCAGACCATCATCTTAGACGGCGGTTTATCTGGCTACGGGAAGTTGAGCGTGGGCGACAGCAGCGGCAACGCGACGGTGTTGCTCGACGGCTCGACTGGTTCCGTCTACCTGACTTCCGGGTCCGGATCGGTGGGCTTTTATGTCAACGGAACAAAGCTCACGACTGGTGGCGGAGTCGCTGTCTGCTACTCGTTTTCCACTCCCACGCTGGCGGCAAGTATAGGCGTCAACAATCTCACGTATGCGGGCGGAACGCCGCCAGCGGGCCTGTACCGCGTCAACATGGCGCTGACCACCGCCGGCACGGGTACGGGAAACGCGACCCTGATCGTGAATTGGAATGACGGCGCCGGTGCGAAGACGGGCAATATCATTTGCCTCTTCGCTCAGATTGGCGGAACGCCATCCGTGTTTAATTCGCTCCTGCTTTACACCAGCGGCGGGACGATGACGTGGCAGGTGAACTATACGTCCACGGGGTCGTATGGCGTGGCGATCACAATGGAAAAACAAAGTTAGGGAGGCCCAATGAAGCAACCACAACGAACGGAAACACCACAAACACCTGCGCCGCTAGTCAACGGCGCACCAACACCAGGAGTGGCACCAGCGCCAGCAAATCCGGCCGAAGCGATGCCGGACAAGACGACGATGATCCACGTAAGCAAGCGCACCGCGAACGCGCTCCGTATGGGGATCGAGCAGGCGAATGCGGCGGCAGCGGCAGTGCGCGTCGCGGAGGAGCGGCTTCAGCAATCGCGGCAGGCGCTCCAGTCCATTGCCGGAACCAACCAGGGCTATTTCCTTGCGTTGATCGAAGACGCGGGAAAGAAGCCCGAGGATTTCGCCAACTTCGGGATTTGGGAGCAGGACGGCGAGTTCTACATTCGCGCGACACCGCAGGGTCAGTAGGAGGCAGTTATGGCAGGTTGGCTCACAAGAACGAATTGGGCGGACGGCGATATGCCGAACGGCCAGGACTTCAGCAACATCGGTCTGGACATTCGCACATGGGGCGGGGCGGTGGACGCGGCCAACAATCCGCTCAACAACCTGTCCCTCGTGCGTCTAAACCCCGCCGCGTTGCCATCCGTGCCCTCCGCGGGCTCGTTTGTGTACGACTCCGCCGATGCCAACCTTAAGTTCTACAACGGATCGGGCTGGTTTGTCGTTGGCGGCGCGAACCAGCCTCCGCACTGGTATGTCGGTTCGGGTCCGCCCGCAGGCGGCTCCGGTTTGACGGGCGACATGTACCTCAACAGCGCGAACGGCGATGTCTACGGCCCGAAGACCACGGTATGGGGCGGTCCTGCTCTCAACATTCGCGGGCCGCAGGGCATCCAGGGAGTTCAGGGGAACACGGGTCCGCAGGGTTCGCAGGGCGTCAAGGGTGACACCGGAAACACGGGCGCGCAAGGTCCGCAGGGGAATCAGGGCATCCAGGGAATCCAGGGCGTTCAGGGGAACACGGGCTATGCGCCGCAGTACCTGCTTGGTTCCGGCGCGCCAAGCAACGGCCTGGGCAACAACGGAGACATGTACATCAACTCGGCAACGAGCGACGTGTACGGGCCGAAGGCGGCTAGTGTCTGGACCGGGATCGTCTGCAACATCAAAGGCGCGCCGGGTATTCAGGGTGTCAAGGGCGACACCGGCAACACGGGCGCGCAGGGCATTCAGGGCGTCAAAGGCGACATCGGCAACACAGGCGCGCAAGGCGTCCAAGGAATCCAGGGCAACACTGGTACGACGGGAAATCCCGGCTACTCGCCGCTCTACATCGTCGCCGCTGGCGCGCCGGCTGGCGGCACGGGCAATAACGGGGACATGTATCTCAACTCCACGACCTCCGATGTTTACGGGCCGAAGGCGGGGGGTGCGTGGGGAGCCATTGTTGCGAACATCAAAGGCGCGACGGGGAACACGGGCGCGACGGGAACGACCGCCGTCTGGTTGAGCGGCGCCGGCGTCCCGTCGAGTGGCCTGGGCAACAACGGGGACATGTACCTCAACTCCACGACCGGAGATGTGTACGGGCCGAAGGCGGCCGGTGCGTGGGGCGCCATCGTCAAGAACCTTGTCGGACCTCCCGGAACTGGTATGAGCGATCCGGGATCGAACGGCATCATGTACCGCTCGGCGCTCAACACGTCGGCGGTTGCGACTGCCGCGCAGATCGAAGCCGCGCTCGGCTTCACGGATATCGCCACGGGCAACGTCTCCACGTCGGCGCATGGGTTGATGCCCAAGCTGGCAAACGACGCGACGAAGTTCCTGAATGGCGTCGGCTCCTGGGTGACGTTATTCTCGAACGGTCTTCTTGAGTTGCCGATGGTTGGAACGGGCAACGTCACGGCGGGCGCATACTACAGCGGCGGCTGGAAATATCGCGCCGCTTCCGCAGCGGCTCAGATCACCTTCAGTGGCGGCGATATTCAGTTCAACACCGCCGTTGCGGGTGCTCAGGATGCCACCGCTTCGTTCAGTACGCGGGCCACAATCCAAAATGGCGGCGGCAGCGCGATCACCACCGGGATCAAGGGCGACCTGAAGGTGGACTTCAACTGCACGGTCACGGCCTGGACGCTGTTGGCCGATCAAAGCGGCAGCGTCGTGGTGAACGTCTGGAAAGTGGCGCAAGCCAGCTATCCGGCCACCAGCGGCAACAAGATCACGGCCAGCGCGCCGCCAACGGTTTCATCGGCTACTTATGCAACCAGCAGCACCTTGACCGGCTGGACAACTTCTATCGCGGCGGGTGACTGCTTGCGGTTCAATGTGGATTCGATCACGACTTGCACGCGGGCCGTCTTAATCCTCAAGGTGACGAAGACTTAGTATGGCTACCGTCGAAACATACGCCGGCCCAACCGATTTCTGGTGGACGTGCCCCGCTGGCGTCCACAGCGTCCAGGTGGAGTGTTGGGGCGCGGGTGCTGGTGGGCAAGGCTGTTATAACTACGGGGGCGATCCAGACAATGTAAATTGGCAGGCCGGGTACGGTGGTCCCGGTGGGTCGTATGCAAGGAAAAACGCGTTCCCGGTCACCCCTGGCTCAACGTATCGAGTAACTGTTGGCACGGGCGGTACGTCGAATCCTGGGACTGCAACTTCGGGTTCCAACTATGGCGGATGCGGCACAAATTCCACATTCACCAATAACTCTTATACCAGTTCTGTCGTTGGTGCAGGCCAAGTAAATCCCTACATGCCGGGGGATTCAGGGGCAACGGGTTCGGGCAGTCCGCTGGACGGTAATACTCAAGGGGCTTCGGGTGCGGCGAATTCCGGTTTCTATGGCGGGACCGGAGGAACCGGTGGAGGCCCCGGTGGTGGTGGCGGCGGGGCTGGTGCCGGTGGCGGGGCCGCTGGCGTTGGTTCTGCCCCCGGTGGTGGCGGCGGAGGCGGGAGTAACCCCGTTTATGCTCACACTGCGAGTGCCGCAGGGGCTTGGGGCAAGATCGTTCTCACTTACACGCCAGATCCGGTCGCCGCAACGCCAACGTTCGCTCCCGGCGCGGGCAGTTCCGCCGACACGATCACGGTAACGATCTCCAGCACGACGCCGGGGATGACGTTCCGGTACACGACGGACGGCTCGACGCCGACCAATTCTTACGGAACCGTGGGTACGTCAGTATCGGTCAGCCAGAACTGCACCGTCAAGGCAATCTGCTACGGCAGCGGCTACCAGGACAGCGGCGTTGGTTCGGCGGCGTACACCATCAACGTCGCAACGCCGACGTTCGCGCCGGGGGCGGGCACTTACGCGGGGAACCAGACCGTCAACATTTCCTGCGCGACCAGCGGCGTGACGATCCGTTACACGACGGACGGCTCGACGCCGACCAGCGGCGGCAACGGCACGGTGGGCACATCGGCGTCCATCACGTCATCCTGCACGCTCAAAGCAATTGCTTACCGGGCGGGCTGCACGGACAGCGGTGCGCAGTCGGCGGCTTACATAATCAGCAAGGGCGGCAACCAGGCTGCCGTCATGGGATAAGGAGACAAAACATGGCAACATACCTCGCACTCGCAAACCTCGCGACCGATGGCGCTTTTCTCGCGCGCATCGGGTACGCAATCGGCAAATATGCCGCTTACATCTTCAACGAAGCACCGGACGCGACGGACCATGCAAAGCGCCTCAACTGGGCGCTGAAGGCCACCGCGAACCCGCCGGCGATGGCGGCGGCCCTGGTGGGTTCGATCACCCGCGACGCCAACGTGGTAGCGAACCTGGCGGCGGTGGCCGACACCGACCTCCAGACGGCCACGGAGACGGCCGCTAACACCATGATCGGCGTACCGATCAGCTACTCCGATCTCAACGCCCTGGCGAACGACAACACGTTCCTGCGGCGCGTGCAGATCGCCATCGCTCACTTCGCCAACTACATCCTGAACGAGTCGCCGGCCACCCCGAACCACGCGGCGCGGTACCAGTGGGCGCGCACCTCCATTCTCAACACGCAGGGCATAGCGAACGCTCTGGCGCCGGCTGTGGTCATGGCCGACACGGTGGCGGCGAAGCTCCTGGGCACGAGCGACGCGGAGCTGCAGTCGGCGGTGGAGTTCGAGGCGAACCAGCTTCTCCTGTGAGGTTGCATGTCGTTCCCCGCTCTGATCGTCTCGCCCACCAGGTCTGCCCAACCATGGGGCCGAGGGGTCGCGAGCGGCCTGCACCGAGCATTATCACAGCAGCCCGCGGCGTCGTCTAACGGAGTGAAATGTCGAATCAACCTGAACTGACCCCTGTCGATGACCAAACCCTCCAAGCAGTGTGGAACAGGGCGGTGAGGCTTACCGTTGGGCGGTCATCCGACGCCTGATCGAGCAGCGAATGTTGGTGGCATATCGAGACTCAACTACCCAACCTCCGGTTGGCGGTTGCGGCAGTGGTAGCGCAGCAACGCGAGACCGTTGTTGTAAAGGCGGAGCGCGCGGGAATTCTGGAAGCTGGTGGCGCCCTTCGTGCAGCCGTTGGTCAT